TTTCCGGTTCTCCCTGGTAAGCTATGAGCAGGTAATGGCACTCCTGCCTCTACTGCTAGTCTTACATACATTGCACAACTAGCAGCGGACCTAGGCCTAACATTTCTCTCAAGCGTTCTACATGCGTCAGCTACGAAGAATGGTCTAGCTTTTCCATATCTAGTATCTACTCTACCTGGCATTGTTCCCCATCTAGCACCAGCACTATCATGTTGATTTGTGGATAAGCTACCAACAAACCCACCTATCATATTAAAGCCTCTGTTAGCGTAGCCTATACCAGTATTTATTCCATCAACGATGCTATTACCCAATCTCTTAGAGTTATTTTCAATAGCACCCATAGATGAGTTAGCCCAGAATGCATTTTCTTCTGCTAGGTTTGAGTTATGTAGGTTCTCGAATTCCTGGAAATCCTTACTATATTCGCTGATATTAACATCGAACATAGTCTTAGGATCTTTGCCAGCCCTCGACCATTTTGCACTAGCCGCCTGTACACCACCTGCTCTACGAAGAAGTGAATTTTGTATTTGACCTAGTGCAGCAATACTCTGTTCTTTGAATGACTTAACTCTATATATCCTACTAGCGAGATACCTAATTGCCTCAGGAGATAAGCTATAGAAATCATAAAAACCCTCTCCTGGATGTGGATCGTCATAAGGAACTAGCTTATACTTATAACCATTAGCCATCATCCTATTAAATGCATTGGCGTTCTCTCCATTAATATATCCAAGAGCTCCCGTATTACCAAATAATTTTCTAGCTATTAGACCTCCAGGGGATAACACTCCTTGGGCCAAATCATAATATTTACTATTATACTTAGTAACGCCCGAATTAGCAATAGACTTGGCCGCAAATCCTGCCGTACCGCTAGCACCCATTGCATCAGCTATGTTATCGGTAATTGCCATCTGTGTTGCAGCCCCGCCAAAACTTCTAGCATTCTGACCAGCATAGTCTTCTTCTGTCTTAGGTACTCGGATTGCTTTCATCCTGACAGTAGAGATCATACCAGACCTGATGAGCTTCCCTGCATCACTACCGAACATCTGCTGAATGAAGTCCCTATCTACAGTAACACCTCCATTCTTAGTTGCATAGTCTTCCATTCTAGAAAAACCTGCTGCTACTCTGGCCGTATCTATTTTACCTGTCGACGCTGCATCTCTATAGGCACCCATGATATCTCTACCCTGTGATATTTGGCCGGATACAGAACTGGTAAGGTTTCCACTGCTATCTAGGGCCCCTTTCATCAAGCTGTATTTCTTCTGTCCATTTCTATTTGCGACAACAGCAGCAAGATCACCAGCATCTGTATTTTTAGCTAGGGTAGTATATTCATTGTACATATCCCTCTGCATCGCTGCATTGGAACTTTTAATACCTTGTGTGCTAATATTTGTCTTTAGTGCATTCTGTATTCCCTTTTTCGGGTCAACCATTGCAGTGAGAATATTACCAAGATACCCGGCCATACTAGACAGGGTTAGACCAATATTACTTAAGTCAATATCTGGGAACTTAATTGCCTTCATTGCAGCACCTCGTTCCTCAAATCCATGGTCTAATTTCATCTTAAGGTAGTCAATAAGATCTTTACCTACTCTCATAAGTGCCGTTCCTACTGTATCACCCTTTCTTACATCACCACCAAAGAAACTAATAAAGTCGGCTCTAAATCCTTTACCCATTCGTGCCAGTGAGTTACCATCGACACCAACACCAAAATAATCTAGTCCTCCCTTTATTTTTTCACCGACCCAAGTAATAGCCTTTAGTACTTTGGTCCAGTGTTTTGCTAAGAAGGTAACACCAAATAGCATGAGAAGTGTTTTAAACTGTCCACCTACTGAGTTACCTATTTCTTTTGGATTAAATGTCGTCATCATTTCTTTTCCGACACTCTCCATTTTTCTTAGCATCTTATTTGCACTCTTAGTAAGACTCCACTCACGTCTATCGAAATCTCTACTCCTACGTAAGCTTTGTTCTTTCTGGGCAGCGAATGCATTACTTACCCATGTTTTAAATTTACTTTGTCCGGGATCTGCTTGTCTTGGTGCAGAACCCATAGAACCGTCCGCAACATTATTAGTAGTAGTTGTGTTATAGTTATTGTTAATTACTATATTATTTGGTACTACCTTTACACTTCTACCTTGGGTTCTCTGTACTTTTGGTTTCCCTAGTCCATATTTTCCCAGTATCTGTTGCGTCTGTGGATTTACTTGCATGTCTTGAGATCCTGCCATACTAGCTATTTCACCCGCTTGCAGCATCATAGAGTTAGATTGTTCATCTTGATCCATTGCAGCTCGTTCAAGGGCAAGGTTCTGTTTTCTCTGATCCTGTATTGCCTGAATCTGATTACCTATTGCTTGATAATCTGCAAGGTCTCCTCCCCGTCTTCCTGCAAGTTCTCTAGTTCTTTTCTCTAAATCTTTATCACTTGCTGCCATTATTTCCGTTATCTAGACAGGTTGAGAATTTCTGTAGTTCCTAGTTGTTCACCTTCACCACTTTCATCATCCTCACCCTGTTTATTTTCTGCTTGTACTTTGTTGACACCTTGTATTGTCTGCCCCTTATCACCAAAATCAATAAGTGGAAAGTCAGGGTCAGTTCCTTTTGATGTTTCTATAAATTTATCATATGTATCTCTAAGTTTGAATAAGGCACCAAGTCCATAGTGCTCAATATTATCAACCTTGAGAAACTTATTTAAATAGAATTTTAGTTCCATCAATCGGGCAATTGACATAGATGTCTCGAAAGAAATCGACAATAAGCGAATCAACACTTACTGCCACACTCCTCCTTTCCTCAGGCTTCTTACCTTTATTACAGTCTGGACAAAATACTTGGACGGGCTCTAATCTATCGTAGTAAAGTTCTCTCAGTGCCATCAACATTGTAATATCAGAGTGTTTTGCGCCTAGTACATCCTGCTCAACCTGATTACCTTGCAAGTCGAAGTCTTTTATGAGGGCAATAGTTTTTATCATCTTGAGGTCTGTTATCTTCCTGAACTTAAGATAGAGTTTAAATACCTTCATAAAATCATTCCAAGTTGGTACAATAGTTTCGTATTCATGGCCACCTAGTTCAATCTTAGCGCCATTCATTACCTTTTCATCGATCTGCTTGAAATGGATGTCCTTGTTAAAATCAATACTCTTACTAATTGTCTTTCCACAGTCAGGACACTTAATATCTACATGGTAACTGAGATTTTCACTAACTGTACAAAGCTTCTTATAGAATATCAAAAAATCAATGTCCATGATATAACAATCCCTGATATTTGGATCGTCTTTAATTAATTCATGAACATCAAAATAATACTTACCCAGTGGATCATCACTCGGTACTTCCCCAATATAATTACAGATTTCTAAGAAATTGTAAGGTTTAATTCTAACACATGGGAAGCTATAACCATAACCTCCACTAGGTAAGAGGGATACATTTATTTCCATACTTTTTAGGATTTAATTATGAAAAGAAAAACAACTATGAACTGTTTTCATAGCTGTTGTGTTTATTAAAAGTAAAGAGGTGATTATTTAACAGGTCAGGGGTCTATCTAGTATTTCACAGACCTGATTAGTAATTCTCCTATATTTAATTACAGATCCACTCACCCTCCAGTACATTATATTTATATATAATTTAATTATTAATTATATATTTGACTCGGGAGACGCTTTTAAAATCCAACCGTAATCTATTAATAATCACACTCTTTCATGTATAAGGAATCTAGGGGCTTACTCATCCAAGTCTTCCACCTTAGTTTTCTCCCTAACTTCCTCTTCTTCTTTCCCTAGCTTACCATTATCTTTATAGTAACCTAAGTCAAGTAGGGATTCTAATTTAATCCCATATTTTGTAAGATTCTGTTCAATTACCTCTTTGCTTGGAACTAGTTTTTTATTATCAACAGTCCAACTAACAACAAGTATACCTATCTCCTTACCGCTCTCACTACGTAGGAAATAGAGACCAGACAAATAACTATCCTCAACCATCATAGAGTGAGCATATCTTTTATCTATCTTCTCCATATCATCTACATTAGCAATCACTGTCTTATGTCTACCAAGATAAGTAACCATAGGATGAAGACTAGTTCTTACATTTTGATAGTTCTGTGCTATTTCTGGAATGCCTCTATCATAGCAAACACTCTCATAACACTCACTAAAAAATCTAAAGTGTAATCCTGTTGTAGTTTTTAGGTTATCGTGGAAAATACTAATCACTACCCTATCTGCATTTAAAGATAGTCTAAGCTTTTCTATTTCATTGTTAACACTATTTTCGACGTCGTCTGTTAAGTCATATACAGATTCATCTCTTTCTTTCAGATTATTTCTATCTTCTGTAATTGTCTTTGATATGACTTCCCTAGTATTCTTATCATTTAGTGTTACAAAGAAGCTAACAACCGCCATAAGTAAGATAATGAAGACTATTAACTTTAGAATAGCCAACCAACTTACCCTGCTTACTGTACCTAAAAATTTATCCCAAACATCCGCTAACTTACTAAGAACTGTTACTTTATCTTCTGTTAACATATTCCTAATCCTCTTTTTGCTTTCCTGCTAATCGTTCTCTTCTCATAGCAAGACGTCTATTCTTCTCTTCGTTTTGCTTAATTAGGTTCTTCCTACTAAGTCCATAGAGTCCTGCTCCAATAACACCACCTATTGCAGCACCCTTGACAGCACTCTTACCTGATGCTTTTACGAGCTTTTTAAGTCCGTTTTTTGCTAGTTTTTTAGTCGCAGAAACGTTATGATCAAATCTATTTTTTACACTCTCGTTCAAGAACCTAGTAACCTTATCTGTGTCCTCCGGCCTTACACCTCTCGTATTTATCTTATCTACAATCTCCTGTATTTTACCCAAAGTGATTGCATCTTTAGCTGCAGCACCTGCCACTTTCTTTTCTAGCTTCTGACCACCCTTCCTAAGTGTATGTCTTGCTGCTAAGACTGCGCCAAGTCCACCTGTTGCAAGTACGCCCTTTGCTGCATCAGTTTCACGTTTCTTAGCCTGCTTCTCAGTCTCTGCGTATTTATTAGTTGGAGTTTCTACGTCTGAGAAATTTCTTCTTACGATTATCATATTATTCTTATTATTTACAAAGATTAAATAGGTACTTATAGTTTTCTAGTTTCTGAAGCATTGATTCTACTTCACTAGAAATTCCTTTAAATACTACGTCTTCTGGTATGTCGTGATAAAATTCGACAGCAGTTTTATTAATTATATCTTCTAGTAGTTCAATTGGCTCAGACTTATCACAAAACTCTGGATTAATATCAAGAGGTCCCATGCTACCTAAGACACCCATGAATGTTTCAGCAATCTTATCTTGATAGCTGATAAGATCTTCATATAGGTCATCTAGGTATTCATGTATATCTTTATGTTCTGCTGCCCAATGTAGATTCTTGCATCTAATCTTCCAAGCCTCTACTCTATTTAAGTAAGATATAAAAATGTCTCTGTCACTATCACTAAACTGTTTTACTCTATACTCTATCATCCCTAAGTTATTAATTGTTAGAGTTTAGGGAAGGGAAAGATATTAACTTACCTCTCCCTCTCCTAGTTAGTAATGTTAGAGATTCTTAAACTCTAATGAATAATGCTCGAACTTAGCTGAGAGTGTAACATCTGAACGATCACTTTCTGCCTCAGCCTGACCATTATTATCAATACCTGCGTCCTGGATAATTACATTGTAGAAAGTAAGCTCACGAACATCAAGTCTCTGTGCGTTAGTAATAAAGAGTTTGCAATCCATTACTACATCATCCTTACGGAATGAGTACTTTGTCTCACGATCAGAAATTTTTTGTCTCCAGTCATCAAGGAAGTATGTAATTGCCTGATCCTCTCTATCAACAAATGACAGTGTTAAGTTACCTGAGGTCGTCTGGTTGGTCTGCTGATAAATTGCATAACCACCACGCATACGCTTCTCAATACCAGTAACACTAGTATCAACACCTACCTGAACACTATTGAGGCGTGCATTAATAATATCATCGCCTGGATAATAAACAATCTTAGGAGCTGAGAGTACTTTAAACTCCCACATGTCACCACGCAAGAACTCCTTATTGTTGTCACGATAGGTTGAGGTATAGTCAATAAACTTTGCTCTAAGTTGACTACCTCTTACAAGATCTGTAACTGTTGCCATGTTATTAAATTTTATATTGGTTTGTTATAGTTTATTATTATATCTAAGTCTACTATGTTTTTCACTAGGTCACTTATCTTAGTTTCAATTTTTAGACTTAGAGTTCCTTTTTTCTGGTCTATCTTAAACTCCTTAACTAGTAATGATCTCACTATAGAAAATCTGGTCTGTATCTTACCCAGTATACCTTCGATTACTCTTTTAGTAGCACCGGTATTTGGTAGAGATAAGTAAGCCCATTTGTTCTTTTCTAGTTCTCTCTGTATCTTACCAAGGCAGAATCTCATTAGTCCAGAAGTTTTATAGTTAGGGCCATCAAAGTAAGTCGGGTAATAGTAGTACTGCCCGTTATCTATCATATAGTTGGCTTTCTTTTCAACTAGACTAGATTTCAGGTCATCTTTACTATATGTCACACTCCTTTCGATTGGGCTAGTATAGATAATATCATTTCCAGTAAAAGAGTATGTACCACTTAGTAGGCCTCTCAAGAATGTATAGTATGCAGGTCTATACTTACCAGAACTATTCATCATACTCTCATAGAAGTATAGCAAGTAGTTCAGTTTATCGTCTGTATAGTTATTCCTGTAGTTACCTTCATTACACTCTATCAATACTTGACTCCCAGACTCTACTACCTTACCTAGTAACCACTTCCACATGATCTCATAACTACCATCTACCACATAATTATCTGGATTTGGTAGTAAGATGAAGTCGATATAAGTAGTGTCTTGATACTTGAGTAATGATTCTAGGCCCTTCTTATGTGATCTTCCTGTCTCCTTAGTAGATCCACTGAGTTCCCACTTACCTTCTACAAGTCCCGGATCTCTCCAGTCTTGCTGTATATAGTAGTTATCCTTATCTTCTACACTGTAAGGCTTATATTCAGTTTCTATGGTTACTTTACGGTTATTTCTAGTATTCTTCCAGATCCCTTGATAAGTTTCTATTAGTCTACAGTAAACTATCTTAGAGTCTCGGTTTATAATACTGTCTATCCTCTTATCTAGCTCAGTCGTCCATGAATACCCAAAGAATGTTTCTACTATATTATACCTCTCGATGGTTACTTTATAATAGTACTCCTCCTCTGTATGTTCAATCTTAACTGTGATATTTCCACTAACACCACCGTTACCAATCGTCCTAGACCAAAATTCGATCCTAGATTCATCCTTACTTAGCTTGTCTAGTATCTTTCTGTTTATATCTACTGCTGGTTCAATGATGAGGCCTTCCATATTATAAAGACCAGTCACATGTACACTAACAGGACAATATAAGATATCCCCTACTAGTTCATAGCCTGACCCTGTAAGTTGATCTATTAAGTCCTCAATACTAGAAAACCCCCTAACTGAATGGTAATAATCTCCACTAGGTTCTTCAGGTATACTATCACCGTCATCATAGTAGAACATTACTTTGTCATAGTATTGTGGAAGTATTATGTAGGAACTTTCACTTTTTAGTTTTAGGTTTTCATAGTTGATTCTAAATGCAAGTGTGTGTGTTCCTTTAATGATAGCGTCTTCATCTATATTTCCTGCATCGTACTCATCCTGTATTTCTTGTAGTACTTCAACATTCCCATCAGTATCTTCATCAAATAGTGGATGACAGTATGTAGTATGTGATTCTAGATGACATAACCTAAGTGTATCCCTATTACTATGTGACAGTGTTTTTGGAAGTTCTAAGTTTTGTGGTAGGTCTTCTATGTTCACCCAACCACCTAGACTATCTAACCAAATCAGTTTATCAAATGTATAGCCCCTAGGAATATCTTTATACTTACCTTTACCTTCTATGTTTACGTTCTTATAGATCTTACCTGGTACACCCTTGTCTGGTAGATTATTTATAAAAAATTCATCTTTATCGTCAAGGAATGTACTGTAATCTATATAATTTTTCCCACTAGCCCGTTCTTCGTCTAGGATAGGCCTGAATAAGTATAATGTGTTTCCAGATGCTACTAATTCTCTGAGATAATCGAAGTCTTTAAAATCTGTTCCGAACCATAATGTTAATTCACTGACAGTTCTTACAAATACAGGCTTCTCAAATGACATCTCAGAATCAACTACCTCTGCTAAGATAATAGAGTCTTCACGCTTACCTTGTGATTGGTAGTTTATTTTAGTTTTTCCTAATTCTAAGTACATTCCTTATCCAATTATTTTTACTTTCTTTGGGCTGATCTTTATAGGCTTGTTAAACTTACTAGATATTGTACCAAACTTATCAGCAATACTAGTTACTTTATCAGAATCTACCTGTATTGCTCCACCGTGATCAGGATTTTCTCCAACAATACTAAATGCAACTGTCAAGTCATTACCACCAGATTCTATTTCACCAGATCTCTCCTCTATGAAATCTTTAAGTGTCAAGAGAAGTTCATACTTATTGATGGTACTTTTCTGTGGCGTCATACAGTAGATAGTGCACTTAAAGGTTACATTCTTATAAGGTGCAATACATGTAAACTTCTTATCCACAGAGGTAATTTTATTATATGGTTTTTGATACCCAACGAAGTTATTAAACCCATCTTGTCCATAGTCTAAGAAATCATGCGCCTCACTATTAAATACTGAGACTTCCATACACCTCTCAAAATATGTTCTAAACGATTTATACTGATCATCTGCTATCGTCAACCTAAATTCATTACTAAACTCTATAGATGTTGGGAAGCTAATTTCACCATCATATAGTCCCGCCGTCTTAGTAGTGAGTTTTGATTTCTGCATTTCAAACGCTACTATCGGCAACCATCTATTATAAGCAGTCATTACGCCATGATCTAGCTTATTCCACAAGTTAATTTCTTCGATCGGTGGTAAGAATGATTTTCCACCGTTCTCTGATAAACCTACGAATGGCTCAAATATAATCTCCCAGTATGAATTAGTATCTAGGGTCATTACTTTCAGTGGGTTATTTTTTCCACCTACTACCTTTCCTGCTGTTGTTATGTATGGGCTCTTCTCAAATGTATCAAACAGGTCTTGTACTGTTCTGATTTCACCAACATCTGATACATTACACAAGTCTTCCAGTGTCGTATTCATTCCCTGAAAAGCACCATTACCCAAGTAGTTCTGATTGAATTGATAATCAGATGGGCTTGTTGGTACTTTCCCTATTGCTGCATCTACAAGTTTATTTGCAATACTCTTAATAGACATACCCTTAATGGATTCGCCTTTAGAGTTTGCCTTAGTCCATGATTGATACTCGCCCCTTGCATCAGCCTCTTTTTGTTCTTCCTTATCATAAGGTCGGTTAATTGGGTATTTCTTCTCAATGCTTTCTCCATGTATTAATCCGGTTGCTGCATCTTTTACTCTCTTAAGACCTCCCTCAATTGCTCCTCTTAGTCCACTTCTAGCCGCATCTGTAATTATACTTGGTTTACCTGGAAGTCTATCACGGTTTACTTTAATTGCTTTCTCCCCCTCTTGCCTTGCATACACTAAGAGGGATAGTGTTTCATCAAGTAGGATCGCTCTAGCCTTTTGACCAAGCCCTTTACCCCAACCTTTACCTAAGATAGTCTCTGCAATAAATCTAAGATAGTTATTTACATTTATTGAGTCTATTCCGAATCCAGGCAATTTTGTACGTGGTCTGAACATAGGCCTGCTCATCATAGCTTCCTTGTACAGTGCAGCTTCGAACTTTTTTATACCCTCAGGACTAATCTTATTACCACTAAGATACGTAGACATAAGTGACGATATCTTAGCAGCCCAACCTTTATTTATTGACTTATCTTGTAGGAAGTGCAGAAGATTTTGATAGTAGTTATTGAGATCTTTATAGTCACGTATCTTGTTAACTAGTACATCAATCCCAACATCTTCATTCTCTGGCTTACTAACTTCCTTACTAAGCTCAATCTTTTTATCTCCTACTTCTACCTTACTAACTTCCCTACTAAGTTCTAAGTCCTTGTTTTCGATATTTAGGTCAGATCTTTTTTCACTTAGGTCTGGGTCTTTCTTGGTACGTTCAACTTTCGCAACTTTCGTACTAAGTTCTTCAGCATTTCCACCTTGATTATCATTCACTGCTAGTACTGAATCATATAGTCCATCGGATTCAGGATTAAACTGTGTATGCTGGTCTGTTGCTGCGTCACTAATTACCTTACCAACTATCCTACTAAGCTCTAGATCTTCCCTGGTATCTTCTATCTTGCTAATCTCCGTACTAAGTTGATTATTCCTAGTGTCATTAATCTTACTTACTATATCACTAAGTGGATAATCTCGCTTGTCATCTATCTTACTGACCTTTTTACTTAGTTGCGGATCCTTTTCAGTATTTTCTATCTTACTTATTTTCTTACTAAGTGGGTATTCGTGATCTCCTTTTTCAATCTTTCTTACCACTTTGCTCAGTTTGGGTTCTTTATTATTACCGCCTACCTTACTAACATCGCTGCTTAAGTTAGGCGCTTCTTTCTTATCTCCCTCTACCTTACTAACAGTCTTACTCAGATTATTAGTACGATTATCACTGATCTTACTTACTTCCTTACTAAGTCCAGGATCGCTACTATTATCACTAATCTTGCTAACTTCCCCACTTAGTTTAGGTTCTTTCATATTACCTTCCACCTTACTAACATCACTGCTTAGGTTTGGGGTCTGTTCTGTTCTTTCTACCTTACTTACTTTCTTACTTAGTTTTTGATCCTTCTTATTACCTTCGATCCTACTAACATCCCTGCTAAGACTTGGATCGGCCTCTGTTTTTTCTATCTTGCTTACTTTCTTGCTGAGTTGTTCTTTCTTCTTATCTCCTTCTAGCTTACTCTTCTTTTTTGCTAACTGTGGGTCTCTTGTATCACTAATATCTGCTCTTGTCTTACTTAACTCAGCTTGATCACGAATACCTTCTATCTTACTAATATCATCACTTAGTTTGTATTCGTTATCATCTTTAATTCTGCTTACTTCTTTCCCAAGTTGTAAGTCATTTCCTACTCCTTCTATCTTACTAACAACTTCACTTAGCTCTGCGTCTTTATGGTTATTTACTTCTACCTTACTAACATGCTTACTCAGGGTTGCACTCTTACGTTTTCCTCCTAAGATCCTCTCAAGATTCTTACTAAGTGCATTATCTGTTGTTCCCGAGTTTATTACCTTTTCTACTTCCTGACTTAATACAGGTTCTTTATTACCATCGCCAATCTTCTCGACTAGACTACTTAATGTCTGAACCCTCTCATCACTAATTGTCTCTACTGTCTTACTTAGTTCATTTTCTCTCAGGTCGTTTAGCTTCTCTACTTCCTTACTAAGTGATTGTTCTCTTGTATCTTGAATCTTCTCAACATCCCTGCTAAGTTCATTCTCTCTATTATCTTTTATAGTATCAATCTCAGTACTAAGTGGCGTTTCCCTTGAGTCATCTATTTTCTCAACAGTCCTACTAAGCTCTTTCTCCTCAACACCCTCTATCTTACTTACTTCCTTACTGAGATCAACCTTCTTTTCGCTACCCCCTACTTCTATGATTGAATTAGATAGGGCTACATTCTCATTTGACTCTATCTTCTCTACCTTATCTGATAGTGGTACTTCGTTCTTTAATTGTCCATTGAAACCTATGACACCAATTTTATCTTTTTCTAAGCTAGTATTCTCCTCATACTCTGTCCTAAGTTTTCTAAGATACTTACCTAGGGCTGAGATTTCTTCTGGCTTAGTAAATTGTTCACAGGATCCAGGAACTTTATTATCTTTTCTTATTTCCTCATCCATAGTTTTTACATGTCTAGTGTTTCAATAATACTCATCAACGTATAGGAGAATAGTGTATCGCCTGTTTCACTATAACCTTGTTTTAATGTTATCTTGAATCTATATGTTCTCTTGTCTCGGGTGTATTGTAGTTCATCACCAACTTCTAGAGATCCATCATTAGTAATAGCCTCAACACTATCCCTATTTCTATTCCATACGTCTTTCATGTCGTTCTGATTAATAATGAGTGTTGTTGTAAACTCATCATAATCATTCTCAAGTGTACTATCAGAGGAATATGATCCACCAAATACATTCTTCCACTTACTATTTTCTTTAGGCCTTAGTACTATGAACTTCGTACCTAACATTGCTAGTTGTGCTTTTATTGTCTTTAGTGTAGCTTTGTAGAATTTATTACTCCTCTCTACACTCCTTGATGCCATATTCTCTGCCATACTTTTACAATATATTATCTAAGATAGTACAATAACCTTCTTCATCAACAATATACTCAACTAGTTTAATATACTGCTGAATTGTTAAGTTGTCTGATAGCTTCATAACAAAAATATTTCTATCTAGACTTGTACTGCACCTATTGAACTTAGACAGTTTCCTAATGAAGTCTTCTATCTTAATCTGACTATATTCCAAGTCCATAGGTATATAGATTTTTATGTTCTTAATATCTCCTGTAATGCTGATTGAATCTTTTGGTATTTTCTGACTTACTTCAAAATCTTCTACTCCATCAGACTCAAGCTTTTTCTTAATTTCTTCTATCATTTTATTGAAGATTGAAAAATTCTTTAGCCTAAAACTAACCATAACTGTTAGAATTTATTATTAAATACATTAGGAGTTAATCCCAATGACATAATCTTCTTTAGGATCGTTGCAAACTCATTTTCATTTCTGATTGCATACGTATAGAGTGATACATTATTTAGCTTAGACTTATTGATCACATTCTTCCAGTGATTATATACGCCACCAATCGCCTTATCCTCTTTACTATTATGTACTGCTGATATCATGAAAATACCAGATGCAATAGACATTTGAACGGGCGCTTTATTATCACCCTCTGAGAAATGATGTCCCTCAATGTAATAATTCTTCTTCAATACATTAAGGAGGAACTTATTATTTAACATTCCTCTAGTTGGTGTAATACCTAGTTTTCCCAATGTATCTGCTCCTAGCCCATTAATTGCTAAATCCATACCAGACATAATCACATCAGGAATAGACTTAAGTGGGCTCTTAATGTATGTAAGTGCCTTAGATAATCCACCACCAATCACCTTAACTGCATCATACTTAGAAATACTAGCATTCTCTGAGAAATTCCTATCTTCCTCGTCTCCACATGCCTCAGTAATTCTTCCCGTCACTATTGCATTGTTATCGAGGAGATTAATCTTAGTACCTAATGTATTGCTCAGTTCCATCATAAAATCACAAACTGACATGTAGTTCGTAAATTTGATATTAACTGAGTATGAGTTTGCGTTTAGGTTAATTACTTTCGCATCGTACTCCATACCAAAGAATTTTCTACAGTATGAATCGAGTACTTTATTAACCTTATCTAAATCTTCCTTACTTAGACCAAAGGTATACATAATTACTTGGTTGTCGTGGATAGTAAATGTAATCTTATAGGCAGTTACGTTTCTATCATTGAAGCTAAATTTCTCCTCAATCTTAGCTCTCTTATCTACGTTCTCACCGACTACAATACCAGCCACTTGATATACACCAAACTGACGTCGTATACCTCTATCTACTTCTTGGTATTTGATACTTGACATTGGCTTGTGGAAGTAATTTAGTAGGAGCTTTGTTGCAATACCTCCTAAAGTTCCCCACTTAGCACCAGTCAAAGCACCACCAAGTACTGTATTATCATCCATCAATCCTCCAGTTACTGCACCGATACCAGCACCTTTACCTACAGTTTCTAAGACACCTGGTAATCTATCAAGTGTTTTAGGTCCTGTATAGTGTCCCTCTTGGATTGAAAATTTCTTGTTTCTAAATTTTATCATATACTACTTAGAGCGGAATAATATTATGTGCATTTGCTGCTAGATCTCCGAAAGTTAGTTTACTTCTATCAAGACTCTGTGCAAACTTAGACTTTCCATATTTTTCTGCAGTTCTCTCTAACTTTGGTATTACCTTCTTTGGAATTAGTGGGTGATCTTTAACATAAGCAAGGACTGATGTTCCCCAAGGAGCTGCTATAGCTGCACCTGCTGGTCCTCCCATTGCAATACCCATAGGAGTAGATGCCTCACTCAATGCTGCAATACCTACTACGTCAGGTCTCTTAATGGTAGCCTTAACTGCCTTATTTATTGTCATACCCACTGGAGTTGTTGCTATCTTATTTGGGGCAGCCTTAATATCCTTTACTGCCTGAACTGCATCCCTCTTTACCTGCATCGCTGTCTTAGGGGCGAATCCTTGCTTTACACCATAGCTAGGAGCCTTGCCAGTGAATACCTGCTTAACTGCATTACCTGCCTTAAGACCTGCATTGTCTAGCTTTGTCATTCCCGCATTAGCAACCTTCTTAATACCTGCCATAAGTTTAGTTGCTTTTGAGTACTGCTTAGTTCTTAGTATAATCATAGTATTATTATAATAAAAGTTCTCCGTACCAACCAGACTGTAGTGAATAGTTATCACATCTACTACGAAGTTCCTGGTATGATGCATCTACGTTACTTAATACATCCACTGACATATTTGGTAATTGTAGAGATGCCTTAAGCTGTCTAATATAGTCTAGTAAGTGAACCATACACAGGTCCATAAAGAAGTTACCCCTTGCACCAGTCTCTACATCTAAGAAGAATATCGCTGAGTTTTCTGATTTACTATTAAACGATTTCTTTGGTGTGAAGTCTGGAATAATCGGATAACTTGTGAGTCCTTTTAGGCATATAGTTGTCTGTGGTAGGTCATCTAAGAATACATACGGTTTTCTATAGTCCGTTACATATTGATAAGCGCCTGGACCTGGATAACTTGATGTACCTCCAAAACCTGCGTATGTATTACCTGAACTTCCTGCACCTACTCTCCACATTGGCATAGAGTTAAATACAAGGATGACTCTATTCAGTGGTATAATACACTTGAGCCAGGATGTAAAATTAGATTTCAGCTCATAGTAACCATCTCCGATTGAATCACATGGAATTAGTTGCTCTCTATCGACAGTACTTTCCCATATGAGAGGGGTAGTTAATTCAAACTCCCTTAGTGCTTTTTTAAATATCTCTAGCAATACTTCATCTGCACTAACGTAGTCATTTATTCCAAGTAGTTCATCCAGACTGTGTATTCCTAGAAGTGTAGACCTAATAAATACTTTCTTCTTTAAGTCTGATAGTAATGTTTTATCTGCCATGCTCTTTTATATTATTTGGCCACACGATATTTTATAGTAGAGGGTAAGCAATTTACTACTCACCCTCACTATATATGTAATTTTAAATATTTCCTTCAAATGGCATACCCATATCGTAAGCCTCATTATAAACCTCTACAAACTTGAGAGATCTTGGATAACGAACTTCTACTAAGACACGAACTTTATTCTGCCTTGCTAGTTCATCGTTATTAATGCTAGCAATTGTGATCTGGTATGCATCAACGGTATAAGACATTGACAAGATCTCAGTACGGAAGAAGAAATCAAGTGCAGACTCCATATCAGAATAGAGTGTCTCACCAATTCGCCTACCAATAAACTGTCTCAAGATCTTAGGGAATGACTTACTGAGGCGAATGAACAGACGGCTATTTGCTTCATCAGACATAATATTATCTTCTGACTGCTTTGTATAGTTGTCGTTCATGTTCCAAGCCTGTGACTGATTATTCCACATAACGGTATTAATCTTCTTGCTCAATAACAACTGACGTGTCTTCTTATTGAACTCTGTCACTGGCTTCTGATACTGTACTACACCATTTGTCTGACCGATAATTGGTGCAAACTCTCTATCAAGACCTCTATTTCTACCTACTGCCTCCCAATAAAGTGTACTAGGTGCTGCATAATACTTAAAGCCAACAGTACCTGAGTCTACATCCCAAGGTGCACTAACATAGAGCTTATAACTATCCTTGCTTAACTTATTTGCTGAATTAGCAATGGCGAGGTAGTTTGTACTATTTACTGTACTTACTGGATAGAAGTAGTTCTCATTGATTGCCAAGTTAGCCATGTATGATTGAACAGCTGGTGATGTACAACCGAAATCTGCAAGTCCCTCTGTCTGATAAACCTCATCAAGTGCAAGTCTATCAAATGCCTTCATAATATCTGAATCACTAACATTGAGAATAGAATACTTCTCAGGGTTAATGCCAAGATTTACATGAAGCTCCTCTGGATCTGCCTTATCGAGAGTAATACCCTTCTGATACTTGAAATACTTACCCTCAGACTCTGTACCAACCTTTGCAATATCACCCACCTTTGGCTTAACAATATGCTCGTTAAGTGATGCAAGTGAAGATTCGTCATAGTTAGCAGTGCCTGTTGTATCCATCTTAACCCAACCTGGCTCTGATGCAGTAACTGTGCACTTGTAGTATGTTACCTGACCACTTTCATTGAGCTTTGCATACTGACCATCTGTACCTTCTACTGCCTTGAGTGTAGTAAGATCTGTATACTCCTGTGCACTATCAGCCTCTGTACCACTTGGACTATACAACTGCCAATCCCTTGTAGTAGTTGTCTTATATTCGTAGTAATCAACAGACTTCTTACCAACTACTGCTACATCACCAACACTTGCAGTAGCTGCCTTCATATCAAGCTTACTGTCATATGCCTTAACCTTAGCAAGATCACCAGACTCAAGCTCATCCTTCTTAACTGGCATCCAACCTGTCTGCTTTGATTTAGGAAGATAGCCAAAGTAGTCAAGACCAAGATCGCTCAAGTCGTCAGGAAGTTGTAGTTGAATCATCTTAAGTGACTTATTCAATTCATCTACTGTTACATCACCACGACCAGCAATCTTACCAACATTGAAATATACTGGCTCACTGCTTACGCTAGGGTCAATTACTGCTACCTCATAGAAGTCACGATCAAGTACATCTGCCTTTGGTGAGATAGTACCGTTCTTAGTGAAAGTATCTAAGACTGTTGTGAGTACTGTATAAGGAGAATTACCACCACTATTTACATCTGCCTTACTTAGTTCCTTTGTAATTACTGCATCATGATTAAACCTACGAATACGAACCTTGAGTGGTGTACTAGAATTATAGTTATTCACTGCATAATTCTTAGCTGGCTTAAATCCTGAGAACGCTGCACTATTCAGGTCCACAATCTTCTGTCCGGGATTTTCTGGCGTCCAATCCTTCTCGCAAACTACTACATACGCGAGACCATCCACGCCACGCTTATCGGACTTATCTAGGACCTCAACACCAACATAAACCTCATGGAATACAACACTTACTGCATCCTTAGGGTCACTTGCTACTACCTCTGCCTTCTCATCCTCATAAAGTGTGTATGATGGGCTGAAGAAGATTGATGTATCGTTAAGGTATGATACAAGCTCCTTAAGATTCTGTACATAGTAGTCATATTGTGGTCCCTCATCGGTTGTTCTATTACCAAGTGAACCTACACCATTGATAGATACTGCCCAACCGTCTGAATTATGATCTGCACTATCCTTATCAACATCTACTACCAACTTAAACTCTGGTACCTTCTTGAGCAGTTGACCATCACGTACAATATAAACACTATTGTCATCTTTTACGAGTGGTTTTGCAAAGAAGATATCACTAGCCTTACTTGCACGAACTAAGAGCAAGTTATTTGAACCAGCGAGACGATAAGCATTCAACCACATTGTCTCAGCCATTGTATGATCGTCTCCCTTATATAATTTATTAAGTGACTCTACATACCCCTTAGTTAAGTCCTGTGATGAATATGTAGCAATGAACTCTGCCTGGCTAGTAATCAACGTTGGTACTGATGGTCCTGCATCTGATACAATAACACCACCAATAATCAAGTTTTCACCTGCCGTTGGATTTACTGAGGCAGTTCTAATTTTCTCATGAACTTTTACGTATGGTTCCTGAGTTTCTTTCCACTGTGCCATTAAATTTATTCTTATTTAATTAATTAACCAACCTCTACTAGATATACTGGGTAATCTGCTTGTATAAATCCCGTAACTACTGACAGGACTGCATTTAGATTACTCCTAACATCTCGTACAGTTGATATCTGTATTTCGTTATATTTGTTAGATGCGAAATTTGTTGATACCTGAGCTGCTGGAATATTCTTACTTAATTTCCTACTTAAGTTTCTTAGTTCAGGGTCATCTGCTGTATTAACTAACATCTTAAAATCAGAACCATCAGAACTAATTACTAGACAAACCTTAGTACCGAGTAAGTTAGCCTTCTTTGGATCTCTGGTATAATCTTGACCCTCTCGATAACACTTCTTATTGAGCTCTCTTAGTATTGGTGCCATAAGTCTATTATCTGCACCCTTCCTATTGAAATGCTCGTTTAACTGTCTAGCTGTTCCAACTAAGGCTCCAAGTGCTGCACCAATAATTGCACCAGCCCCTGCAAGCATCTTACCTTCTTTAAAGAAAGGGACTTTCTTGACACGTCCACTAGCTAATGCACCAGCTGTAGCACCAATACTTGCCCCCTTAATCGCATCATTAACAATATAATTACTAAAGTCTTTCTCTCTAAACTTAATCATATTGTTTAATTACTTTTTTAACCGCCGATACCTGGAGATACTGCTGCAGGACCTGCTGGACTAACACCTGCTGCCTTCTTTGCCTTAGCTGCCTGACCCTTAACAGTAGTCTCATCTGGAAGACCTACTAAGTCCTCTGCATTATATTCAGCTGAACGCTCACCTGCTGCATTGATAGCAACTGGCATCATACCATCATCCAAAACTGCTGATGTCAACTCATCATTAATTACTTTCTCTGCCATAATAATTTATTTTTAATATGTTAGTTATTTATCCTAAGATACTTTTTATTCTACTATATCTACCCTTCTGAGCAGGCTGTTGTACTGGTTGGGCTTGTATTGGTTGTAATTGCTTTATACCAGTATTTAACGTCCTCACTGAATTACTTGTTCTATTCAGATGGGTAGTTAGTTTATTAAGTGCATCTAATTCTCTCTCTCGAATCTCTCTGTCACTCTTACTCTTCTTCTTATTGTTGTACGTATTGGCCACATTTAATGCAAGACCTGACGCACTAAGTACTAAGAATGGACTTTTTAGATTCTTTACTGTATTTGGATTCTTCTCAGCCCATGCGGAAGCTTTCTTCTTAACACTGTCAGATAGCTCACTTACACTACTGTAGAGTCCTTGTCTAAATCTGATCATATACTATTAATAAGAATAACCCTCCCTTTGGGTCATATTAGTTTTCCAATCTGCTCTTTCTCTCCTAAGTGCCTGTCTCTTTGCATATTCAAGTCGCTGGTTATAGAATTCATTATCCTTCGCCTGCTTACTTCCCTTGTTATATGCCATCACACCTGCCGTTAGACCACCAATCATTGCGCCAGCCTTACCAAACTTAGCTGCACCTCGACCCATTGCTGATAATCTAGATACTTGTCGTCCAGCTGCATTAACACCAGGCTTGAATAGTCCCTTTGTTGCACCTATGACAGCACCAGCACCAAGACCAGCCGCAGCACCTGTCGCAGCTTGTTTTACAATTGGCGCATAACTATTGGTCTTTTTCTTTTCAGCGAGAATATCAGCATCTTTCATACGCTTGAGATTATCTGTATCATCCCAGACCGTATAATTTTTTCTTTTTAACTTATATACTGCCATCTTACTGTTGTTCTAATTGACCTGCCTGTTGTTGTGCGAGTTGTGCTTTTCTATCTTGTGCATCTTGATATTTATATGCACCTGGGTCTAGTGTCTTACCAATCTTCTTAGTAAGTGCCTGACTACCATCCCAAGTTGCCTTTGTGAGACCTACACCAACACCAATTGCACCAAGATTAGCAGCTGTCTTATGATTTTGTATGAACTGGCCTACCTTGACTGCTGCATTATTCTGAGTACCTGTAATACCCTTGCCTAATGTACCACCCTTACCAAGTTCCTCAAGTCTCTTACCAAACTTCTGAACCTGCTTAGTACCCATCATACCAAAACTACCAACATTAGCTGCAAAACCTGACATTGTTTGTGCCGGATGTGCTTTGAACTTACTGAAATCCCACCATCCAGGATTTAAGCTACTAGGTTTGAAATTCTTAACTGCACTAGTCACTTTACCAATGAAACCTGGATTAACTGCTGCATACGCTTTCTGTTGTGGAGCCTGTGGTTGTTCCTGTTGTGTTGCTGCTATCTGGTCATTCATCTGTTTCTTATCAGACATATAACCCATTACTGCCGGAACTGCTGTAAAACCTCCGGCCATAACCCAAGTTGATTTCTTCTTCAAGTTATTACCGACCATCTTACCAAAGGATTTTCCCATCGTCGATATACCACTCAAGGCTGAATATGCCTTCTGTTGCTGTCCTGTTTGTACCAAGTTTCCGTTCTCGTCTGTATCAAGGCCATTCTTCTTCATATTATGCTGAATGAATTTACCCCCAGCATAACCAGCAACTCCCATAGTAAGACCAGTTGCAACATTACCTGCCATGCTCTTACCAAATGTTGCTCCGCCTGCCTTACCTACATTACTTGCAAGTCCAGCTGCCTCTTTACCGAAACTAGTAATAGCACCTTTAGCTTTCGCAATATTTCTAAGTGTACCAACGGAGAATCCAAACTCTTTCTGTTTTTGATCAAGACTACTCGCTGCTGCCATTGCTTGTTCTGGGTTACTCTTAGCACGTTCTGCAATACGATCAAGCTTTCTATTCTGCTCTTTCAATAATTCGTCGTGCTTTTCCATTTGTTCTGCTTGGGCCTCTGCTTGTTCTTTCATCTGTTCACTCTGATCACTACTCTGTTTCAAACCAAGCAATGTAGAACCAACAGTGAGAGCAGATCCAATCCAAAATTCTTTCTGCTTATATCTTATCATCTTACAGTCCTCCTAATATTATTAAGACTGCATTGAATCACTAGCAGATTTAAGACCTTTACCCAAACCTCTTGTAGCAGCGGCACCAATACCTGCTCCTACTAACCAACCAAGAGGACCACTTGCTGCACCTGCCAATCCACCTAAGCTAGATAGACCTTGACCAATTGCTGAGCCTAATGTTGCACCACCAGCTAATCCACCGGCAATAGCAGCAGGTTTTGAATCAAGTGCCTTACCAACACCACCTGCAATACCTCCTACTGTATTCTGTGCGCCTTCTGCCCATCCAAATGTTTTTCTTTTTATCTTATATGTTGCCATAATTAGTCGTCCTTTAAATTATTCCATCCTAACCCTCTATTTAGTTCGCTCTGCATTTCTCTTAGCTCTGCCCTAATATCATCAGTCCTATGAAGTTCCCTCTGACTAGTTTTCATCCTTCCTAGTCTGTTGAGGTCCATATCATATTTTCTGTTTCGTTTAAATCCGATAGAGGGCGCATTTGTATTAATGATATTAGAGAAACGTTTTATTATCATCATGCGTCTAATAGATAAATCTTATAGTTTAATCCGAAAGGTAGTATATTAAGGGCATCAATAGCGGAATCAATACTTGGGAACTCTAGGACAAGACTTCTACTAGGTTTATCGTACTTGATTGCATCACCTAATAATTCCTGTACTTGATATTTTAGGTTGAAGTCTGGACTAAATGAGCTATTGATAAACTCACCGCCCTTGTTTCCACCATTATTATTGTTATTGTTCTGCTGTCCGTTATTGTTATTTGGTTGCCCGTAATTATTGAAACCACCTCCCTGTTGCTGTTGTGGCTTATTACCTCCGTTACGATTCTTATTCTTACTAAATAGCTTCACCCTATCGTTGTTGTCGGAAAAAATCTTCTTACTTAGGGAGAGACTAATATTACCAAGTCGTCTGTCGTATACCTTTGGAGATAATCTAACGTCATCTGGTAATTTAGCTTTTGCACCAATCTTAAGGTACATACGATACTTATCCTTGTTGAAGAATGAAGTACTAATTACAAAACGTTCGATTACTATATTATTACCTCTCAGGATTGGAATTAATGCGCTCGAATTAATTGTTGGAAACTTATTACGATCTCCATTTGTTCTCTTCATTAATTCAACATAAAGAGTTCGCATTGCATCATACTCTGAGAAGTTCTTCTGTCTGAAATTTATCATCCTACTTAACTATTGATAAATTATACTTAACACCCAATATTTCTATAATGTCTAATGCAATACCTAAGTGACTTGTCTCTCCAGTTACTGTCCTCTCTTTTGGATCTGTATCTGTGATTTTCATGTTGAAGTAATTCGGGTCGCCAATTAGTTTTCGAGTATATGGGTAAAACTCCTTGTCTTTTACTGTAATCTGATAAGAACCTTTATCTGTTTTTATAAAAGACATCAATACCATAGACTTAGAATTAACCTTACTTACCTTGTCGGCATCTTTCTTAGAGATTAGGTTGAAGTCTACATTCTTTTCCTCTAGATGATTGATTGCTTCATCAACTGCATCCGATTCGAGGAACTTACTTCTGAACTTTATCATCTTGTTTTATTGTTTTTTCTTCTTCTACAGACGTCTTCTTATTTCTGTCCTTATCTTCTGTTCTTAGTATTGTATTGATCTCCTCTAAGAAACCAAATCTAGTATCTAAGACTTCATAGTAAGACAGGTCACATCTAAACTGACACTGAAACGCAAAATTAGAGTTGTCGTCTGGTTGATAGATATGGTTAAAATCCTCTGTTATCGAGCTCCACTTAACGGCAGCTGTAAAAGGATCCCCATATTTATCTAAGGTAGTGAACTCAACGAAATTAGTAAGTAACAACACATCGCTATACTTATTTTTAAAATCATGATACAGTACCATATCTGTTGTGTGAAATACAAATTCGACTGGCTGTTTATGACTCATGATATTTCTTTCTAGGTCTCCACGTTTAGGATGAGAATAGTTAGTAGGAGTCTGATTAAATTGATAAGTTATGTAAGAAGATTTAGTAAGTGTCTTCTCCTTATTCAACCTTACTAGCTCTACTCCATAATCATCAAGTATTCTCCTAACCTCTAGCAGAAATTTATCTTGATAGTCAATCTCACGTATCAAGTAATCATTATACCTCTTCCTTAATGTATAAATTGTGTTATTCGTTGACTCTACCTCAGTGTTTCCATCACCTATTAATAATTTTGGGAAGTTATAGATCTTATAGTTCTTAACCTTAGGTCCCACAGGTCTTAGATAAAGAAGTTGACCTGAATAGAATAGGTAATTTATAAACTCTTCGTTCTTGTAATCAGCCTTAGATACTACAAAAACCGTATTCTTATAATTTTGTACAACCCTAGACTCTGTATCGTCTGCAATCACAATATTAATAATGTGAGGGTCATACGTAAGTCTCTCCAATCGTAGCCCATTTAGTGTAATAGTAGGGTGAGAAAATCTACTAGGCTTACTCATTGGTGTCATAACTAAGTTTCCATTACCAACTAAGGGCAAGCCGAGTGAGTTAGATAAGGATTTCGCAGAGCTACCTGGAGAGTATATTAATGTAAGCGTTGAGGTATTTTCATTCTCTAAGACTGTATCATACTTGCCTTGTACTACTTGAAAATACCTACACTTATCTGTTGTAATGCGAAGACCGTTGTAGATTATTTCATTTCTCATAGTCTACCTACTAGAATTTAGTTAGCTACTTGTTGTGGTTGTTGTTTCTTACCACCAAATAAACCTTTTGCAAGAAGTGCAGTACCAGCAACACCAGCACCTACCATACCGGCCTTACCCATCTTACCTGCATTATTCCAAGTATTCATCATACCCTGCTTGAGGCCTACTGACTTGATACCTTCCTGTACACCTTTCTGATAACCCTTCTGTGTAGCTCCCTTTGCAATCTGACCTACTTCCTTCTGAAATACATTACCTACATCCTTACGAGCTGCTCGAGCTGCTACCTTCTGTGCTTCAGCGGCTGCATTTTTTGCTTTTTCCTTAGCTACGTTCTCAGCAAGTGACCACTGTAGTTTGCCAGCCTTTTTGAGCTCATACATTTTCTTCAGCTCTTCTGAGAAGGTCTTCCTAGTTAACTTATAAATTGCCATGATATTATTCTTTAATAACCCGCTCCGTTTTCACTTCCCATATCTCCGGTCAGTGCGTCTTTTGAAGCTCCTAAGTATTTAGCACCACCATAAGCTGCGCCTGCTGCTGCAATACCGCCACCAATGATAACTGTCTTACCTATTCCTGTACCCCAGGTCTTCTTAGCAAGTGTTCCTATTGCATTACCAAGGCCAAAACTTTTACGTCTTAATCTGTACTTTGCCATATAACCTGTACTTGTTTGAAAATAATACAGTCCCAGCTAAGAGATTAATCCTAGCGGCACTGTAAGTTGTAAAAAGTAGAAGGAGAAAACCATGTCCTTTATTGTAACATGAGAATTCCCCTTCACTTAATATCTAATTAAATCCTATTATACTTAAGGGAAAATTATATTCCTAGGATTAGAAACCAAACTTGAAGCTTACCTTCTGAACGAGCTCAGGTGCCAAGTAACGTACACCCTCCTGATAGTAAATACCACTAGCCATCTGAGTTGGGTTGTTGTAGTTACCGATAGTTGGAGTATCAGTCAATGGCATGTAGATACCACGTGCAAGAGGAGCCATCTGACCGTCCTGTGTCTTGTGGATAGCATAGAATGTACCCTCACCAGCCTTCTCCTGAATATCAGTAGAACGAAGTACAGGCACACCATCATACCAACCGAGGAGGTCACTGATGTATGTCATCTTAGTGTTGCGCTCGAACTTACCGATAACGCCACCCTTCTGGAACTGGTTAGCTGCCTGGTTACCTGCGATGTAAGCAGTAGTAGTAACACCCTTAACAGCCTTAGTTGCGAGTGCAGACTCAACGTTGATCAAGTATGCATCGAACAAGTCAACACGTGAACGATAGTCCATGAACTTAGATGCGAGAGATGCAGGTGCGTTAGAGAGATCAAGATCATCCATTACGTTACCAGCATAACCCTTCTCGAGTGTGCTAACCAACTTGAAGTTGATAGTCTTTGTATAAAGCTCACGAAGCTTTGTGAACAAGAAAGTAGCCATATCTGAACCAGTTGCCTTCTTCATTGCACCAAGAGCTGCGATGTTATACTCAGCAACCAACATATCAGGTACAGTGTTCAAAGCAATCTGCTGCATCTTAGCGATGAAACGCTTGTCATTTGCATGTGCATTAGATGCGCCGTTTGTGCAGCTAGGAGTACCAGTTGTATCCTCCTTACCTACGATGGTAATAGTACCATTTGCAGGAACAGCAGTAGTCAACTCGAAGTCAATCTTACCATTGAGGTAGTTAACAGTACCAGTCTTAAGTACACTAGCAACTGCCATGAAGCTACCCTGACCGTTATCGATCAACTCGTACTTCTTACCTGTGCCATCTTCAACCTTAACACGTACAGTACCTGGAATCAACTTACGACCTACGAGTGGAGAGTAAGCAGCGGTACCTGCATTAACAGTAACTGGAAGCTCGAAGCCACCCATTACCTGTACGTCCTGATACTGATCTGGACCGAGGTTAGGAAGAACTGAACGAAGATCTGTAACTCCCAGAACATCAAACCAATAGAACAAGCCGTTTGGCTGATCGAAGTCACGCTCGATTGACATATAACCTGCAAAAGAGCTTACGTAAGAAGCTACTGATGCGTTGAAATACTGTGTTGACAAGAGTGGAGTCTCAGAATAACCAGAGAAGGTCTTCTGAAGGAGGTTTGCGTTGTTACCACCCAAACCAAATACGTCCATCATTTCCTCGTTACGAGAAAACATCTTTGCATACTCATTACCACGAAGACGAGCGTCCTCTGCTGAAACTGAACTTGCGCGAAGGGCATCCATCATTGCAGAATTGCCCAAAATCTGTGAATAGTTATTCATATGTTATAAATTAATTTATATTACTTGTTTGTATATTATTTATTGCTGAGCCAAGATACAAGTGTATCATTCTCGCTAAATGTCTTCTCTGAGAACTGTGCCTCTACGATCTCAGGTTCTGCGTCTGGTGCAGGTGCTGCCTTAGCCTCCATAATCTGAGCTGATGCCTCTGCTGCTGCTGCCTTAATAGACTCAACTGCTGCAAGTGCCTTATCCTCAATGTTCTCTACTGTTGGAACTGCATTTGGATCTGCTACCTGTGCATTAGGATCAACTACTTGTGCGTTTGGATCTGCTGCGACCGCATTTGGATCTACTGCAACTGGAGCCTGTACTGGTGCTGCTACTGGAGCTGTTGCTGGAACTACTGCCTCTGCAAAGAACTTGTCAAGAGTAGAGAACTTCTTCTCATGCTCATCTGCCTTCTCTGCTTCCTCAATCAATGTCTCAGCCTCATCCTCTGTAAGTGGTGTAACGTCCATAGTCTCGCCATCCTCATTAATGATAGCCTTAGTGAACTCACCATCCTCATTCTTATCCTCAATTACTGCAACATCGTCACTGATTGGAGTAATAACCTCATTGTCAGTTTCTACTGTATCACCAGACTCAAGTGCTTTCTCTACATCATCCTGATCAGCCTCCTCTGAGAACAATCTCTCCATATAAGAAGTCATAGGCTCATGCTCTGAGAAGAACTTTGTCTCTGCCTCATTAGTGTAAACATCTGAGAACTGCTTTTCATCCTCATCACCGATAAGATTCTCTGCCTCATCGTCTGACAATGGGTGAACATTCATAGTCTCATCATCTACTGCAACTACCTTAGTAAACTCGCCATTACCCTTATCCTCAACTACTGCTGTGTCATCGCTGATTGGAGTGATAATCTCACCCTCAGTCTCGATCTGCTCGCCTGATTCAATAGCTGCCTCAATTGGACACTGGTTCTCACCATCTTCCTCTGAGAATAAACGTACCATGAACTCAGTCATTGGCTCATCCTCTGAGAAGAACTTTGTTTCTGCTTCGTCAGAATAGATGTCAGAATACTCCTTCTGCTCCTCATCATCATCGTCATCATCAGCCTCATCCATAAGGGCCTCTGCTTCATCCTCTGTAAGTGGAGTTACATCCATAGTATCCTCTTCATCGTCAATAATAGCCTTAGAGAACTCGCCATTTGTCTTATCCTCAATTACTGCAACATCGTCACTAATTGGAGTAATAATCTCATTCTCTGTCTCAACTACATCGTCTGACTCAAGTGCCTTCTCTACATCATCCTGGTCTGCTTCCTCTGAGAATAGTCTCTCCATGTAAGCTGTCATTGGTTCAGACTCAGAGAAGAACTTAGTTTCTGCCTCATTTGAATAGATGTCAGAATACTCTCTTTCCTCTTCACCTTCAAAGTCGTCGTCATTATCAGACTCTACCTCGATAAGATCCTCACCACCAAGAACTGCCTGCGCATCCTCTGCATCCATCTTCTCAAGCTGCATGTCTACACCCTGTACTGATGCAAGAGTATGACCACCTGCTACATCTGAGATAATTGCGTTCTGTGCATCAATAGGTGTAATAACGCCATCTTCAAACTCTACTGGATCACCTGAATGAATTGCCTCTTCTACGAGATCCTGAGTGTGTGCGATACCTGCTGATGCCTCTGAGAACATACGGCACATCATTTCATTGTCATCTGAGTAGTACCTAGTTGTAAATACTGGTGCACCTACATACTCGCTGTACTCTCTTTCCTCTACTGGCTCTTCAACCTCACCTTGACCACATGCTGGATTTGCACCAAGACTATTAAGGAGCTGAATTGCATAGGTACGTGCGTCTTCCTGATTATCGAAAATCTCTACTGACTGTACACCATCCTCCTCGAGCTGTGCCTTCAATTCCTCAGCACTCTCCTCTGAATACTCCTGTGCATCTACAATGATATGATCAAATGGCTGAACACCTACTACAAAGAGTGGCATGAAATCGCTGTAGTTACGAGTCTCAACGTTTCTGTCAAGCTCCTCTACTTCCATTTCATCGTCGTCCATAGTTACCTTTGCCTGGTCACCAGTTGTCTCATTAGTAACAACAACTGTATTATCCTCATCTGGCAACTTCTCAATCTTAAGATCACCTACCTTAGCTGTCTCCTCACTCTCGATTACCTCTGAGAAAAGACGCTCACAGTACTCTTGATCGCTGAAAATACGAAGAACTGCCTGATTGTCTGTGAATACTGAAAATTCCTTCTCATCACAGTCGCCATCCATACAAGGGCCCTGCTTTGCAAGATCCTCAACAAGACGCTCATTACCAGCCTCAGGATTTAAACCGCCATCCTCTGCTTCTGGGTTAATGACTCCCCCATTTACGTGACTCTCTACTTTCTCATCTGGTGCGCCAACCTGATTACCTGGGTGAACTCCATCTGCAGACGGGTGGACAAATTTTTCCAACTGACCATCCGGAACAGCGACGAGATCATAAGTATCAGCTTCGTCAGCAGCCTCCTGTGCTAAAGTAACCTCACCATTCTCTTTGTCAGTGATAGCAACGTTACCATCACCTACATTTCTATACTCTACTTCTTCAGTATCAACAACACCATTCTCCTTTGCGGACTTGATATCGTTATCTACCTGCTTAGCCAATTCCTCATCTGTATTTGAGAACATGACTTCCATAAATCTAGTCTTCTTCATTTATGTATTTTTTAATTATTTCTTAATCGTAACCTGACTGCCATCTAAGAAAATAACATCCCTAGAAATAAGCTGATCAATAATGTCTTCTGGTGCATCTGGGTATCTATTTCTTAAGATATCCATGAACTGCTTAATACCCATACTCTGATTAGCATATTCTAATTTCAAGTCTGGGATAATACTAGAATCACTTATCCAATCTGAACAGCAATCCTCACTGAAATGTAATTCCCTTGGTGTAATGTCATGTGCCTTCTTAAGAATCATAATACCCTTCTCTGGCAACATTCTACGATCATCAAGCCTTTCAATAATGTCTGACTTAAACTCTCTATCACCACCAACTACATCCTCATCAAGATCAAGAACCTTAGTAACCTGAATGATCAACTTACTAAATAATCTCTCCTGTTCAAATGCGGTGGGACTAATTACTACATCATTATCAACAATACTAGCAAAGCCCTTCTCAAGCATATCATCTGCCTTATTACTGAAGGTCTTTTCGAATGTATCCTTAGTAACTGTCTTTCCACTAAACTCTTTCAGCTTAGTTTCAAACTCATTAAGACTGTCCTCATGTTTTTCTGTTTCTGGATTCAACTTTTCCTTGAACAGCTTTAAGTTAAATCTACGTCCACCACAATTAGGACAAAGGATCTGACTTACGTTCTCAGCAGTCTCCATTACATGACCACAATCTCTACATACTACCTGGCGGAGAGTCATACCACCTTCATTATATTCCTCACTAAACAACTTACGTCTCTGAGAAAATAACTTCATCCTAGCCATTACTCTTCTCCTCCTTCTTCTTCATTTTCTAGCTCTGCAGGTACTGGATTAGAACCGAATACCTCATCAATCATAGACTTGGCAAATTCAGTGTAAGCCTCTTGTATCTTCTTCAGACGCATTGGACTAACCTTACCTGTCTTGCTCATTTCCTGCATTGCTAACCTATATGGCATCTGTAATTTCTGTGCTGCTACTCTTACTGACTTGCCGAGAGAGCTTGCACCAATTAACGTAGATACCTGTTTCCCTGATACTACTTCTGGTGTAATGTTCTTAAAAATATCAAGCACATCAGACATAAATAGAGACTTCATAATCTTAAGTGTCTCTGGGTCAATCTTCTCTAGACCACCTGACTGCCTTACTAGTTGTTTGTACTCTAAGAATAATCTCCTAAATCTCATACGGGGACTAAACTTCGCATATCTAACACGTTCCTTGAGAGTACTAATTGAAAATTCCTTCTGCTCTTCCTTGAATACACCAGAATAAGGAGAATCATTACTAATCTCTACAGCTACATTACCAGAGCTGAACTGTTTTGCCTTAAGCGTAGTGAAGTGATTGCTAATTTTTGAACTCTTAGGTAGCTTAGTGTCTCCAAATACTGAAAGATCTGAAAACTCCTTAACAAATAACTTAGTACTACCCTCACTAGTATCTGAAAATGTCTTTGTACTAGTGTCTGAATGATCTACTACTTCTACTACTGATGCATCTGCCCAACTTGGATTCATAGTTACATCAAAACCCTTCAGAGATACTAATTTCTTAAGTGTATCATGGGAGTTCTGATTATCCCAATAACCAAGAATTACCGCTGACACACCTGGTAATATTGAATTAGAAATCATACCCTTCAGACGTCTAATATTCTGAATTGCTTGATCATCCATTCCTTCCTCTGATAGGATAGTAGCTGTACAATATACCCACTGATCACTATCTTCTATCCAGATACGATCAATATAGTGAGTAGGAGATGCAACACCAACTAACATAAGCTGGTCATCCTTACCTGCCGTCTTACTTGCAACACTAGCATTATACTTGTTCTGCGCTGCCCAGTTACGTACTAGGTGAGTGAGAGAACCTAACATCCTCTTCTTTGCAATATCCTCCTTGTACTTATCACTAGCTAAATACTCTTCAACCACACGGCGCGGAATTATACTAGAATCGCTTGCTGGTATACCGCCCACTGAAAATAATTTAACTTTAATCTGCATTATTATAATTTATTTAATTTTAATCTGAACCAATTGGGGTGTTATCTCGACCGATAACATATAATCCCAAAATAGACTTAACAACACCATTCTTATCTGGTTCAACTACTTTAAACCTAGGTGTAATTTCATCCATATAACAAGATAGGTACTTCTCTAGTCCCTTTGCTTTCACGAGTAGGTTGTCTGAGTCTAGTGGGTTTTTTAGAATCTCCCACTCAAAAACTTTTTCGGTTAATCCAATAGTACCGTCATCTAGTACTGCTAAGTTTTGATCACCTACCATGAATCTAGCCCCATACGAACTACCTAAGAATCTATCGAAAGTTTCAGTATATAACGTCATGTCTTGCCCTAGTAGTTCCATGAATTGAAAATGACCTTGAGGAATAGTTGTGTTGTCATTTTTAATATTCACTACTACATTCTTAGTTGTCTCCTTGATAGTGTCCGTATTGTAGGTGTAATCTGTGTAGGGTCGTTCCTGTGTTAACTTAGCAGGCTCTCCAACCAACTGTAATCTTTCCTCGCTGAATACTAAGACGCCTTCCTCGTTGCACACATTATACACAACAGCAACTTTTTTCTCGTCTTCTTCTTTGCGAGGTGTATCAGGGGTTGGATTTTTCTTCCTGCTACACTTACACAGGTCTAGTCTGAGTAATTCTAAGTCCTTCCAAACGTACTCACCATCAAGACCATCAAGACCTATAATAGTCACTAGCTTACCTGTATCAATGTCAAGCCTAAAACGAACAGACTTAATACGATACTCACTAGAACTATCAACGCTAAATAATCCACTACTAACACTACTAGACTTAACCCTGACAATAGCACCAATTAAGTCATCATAGCCCCACACCCCTGCAGGACTAGTAAGGTGAATTCCATCTGTTCTAAATCTACTCATATTTTCTTCTATTAGTTTTCCCAGCCTAATCGAATAGTAGAATTCATATTACAAATTCACTGGGAAATAATCATTACTTACTAAGGCGCTCTTCTAACTCCCTGCGCTTCTTCAAGCGAGACTTAGTATTCATACTGCTAGCTAGTCTATTTAGGCCTACCATAGTGCCAGCTGTTGCCAAACCTGTGGCAACTCCAGCCGCAGTACCAGCATTCTTGTTTCTGAGTACTTTCTTTGCAAACTTATTCAGTCCTTCTTTCTTAAGATTTTCGTCTGCAAGTTTCTGAAGTTTTGCTAAGTTTCTCTTATTACTTAGTGAATCTTTTACTGATTTGCCCAAAGCTGTACCAACTATAGAACCTTCAATTGCACCTGATATTGTGCTCGCTTTCTTAGCCCTTCTTAGAATTTCCTCATCACTTGCACCCTCTTCATCTGCTTTATGTGCCGCACGTCTACCAAAGTAAGTACCTTGTGCTCCAAAAGTAGGATTCTTTACTTTAGATAGAGGTGTTCTCTCAACTCCACCGTCTGAGTAGAATCTAATTCTCTTTACAATCATATTATTTTATTTATTATTTTGTTTAGTTAGGCCTACTACTATTCTTAATTGTATCTAGTAGTTCCTGCCTCTGTCTTTCTTCCTCTTACCTAGTAGAATTCTTAGAGGGCCTGTAATACTTGTAATTCTAGACCTAGCTTTTCTACTAGCTTCGTTAACAATAGGTATCTCCTCAATCTTTTCATCCACCTGCTCGATTGGATCTACTGCACCAACTATAACACTACTATAATCAATACCGCTAGTTGGTACGTAGCCTGAAAAATTCTTCCTCCTTCGTATGATCATAGCCTAGTTAAGTTTTATTCAGTTTCTTTGAGAGGATTATACCTATCTTGATTTTCTAGCATGTCTTCTTGATTCTCGACCTTACTAGTAAACCTTTTCTCTTTTAATTCATCCATGTGTCTTACTTTTTAGGCATTGATACAGGAGGTGCAGTTTTCGCTTTATTTTTATAGAGACTTGTATTATCTGGCTTCTGGTTTGTGTTTTCCTGCTGCCTAATTCTAATACGGTCTTTATTATCTGAGATTTCTTTTTCATTCTCAGACCTTTGTAATTGCGTAAGCTGCCTATTCTTCTGCATCTGTTCTTTAATACGCATCTGTTGTCTTTGATGATTCATTTGGAGCTGTTGTCTCTGTAGTCTCATCCTTTCAATCTGCATATCCCTGGCTGACACTTCTTGACTCTTTGCCTCTGCCCCTTGCTCTGGTAATTCTTGACCTGTTTTATTTTTCTCTGGATCAACAATATCACCTGGTTCTGGAGCTGCATAGTATTTACTCCTTAGTATGATCATCTTTACCTGACTTTTTCTGATTATATAGTGCAGCGCCAAGTGTGAGTGCTCCTGCTACCGCCGCCAAGCTACCCGTCTTCTTTGCACTACCTACTTGCTTATCTGTCGGCAATCTCTCTAGGTACTTCTTAATGGACTTATCGCTAAGTTTTGGGTGAAGTTTCTTTATCTCTTCTACTGTCATCTTACCGTACTTCTTCTTAGCACCTCCGATTAATGTAGCAAGCCCAGCAGTAGTACCACCCATACCCATTAAACTAATACCTGCCGCCTTAGCAAGTTTCGTTTTCTTCTTATCAGTTTCTTCCTTCTTAGCTACATCACTTTCGTCAGTAGCAGAATATTGTTTTCTTAGTATTATCATGTTCCTTCTTCCGTTGATGTTTCTAAGATACTTGGATCCATACCTTGCTGTTCCAACATATTAGATAGTTTTGCCTGTGAATATGCTGTGTACTTATTGATTGTATCTTCTGTTATGAGAGGCTCAGTATTTGGGTCAATATCCTTAATGAGTCCCTGTATATAACTGAGATAAGCCTTAGTATCAATAAGAGGTGCTGATCCTTCTAATGTTTGGAGTGCGTTGGTGACAATACCTGTAATACCATTCACAAGTCCGCCAATACTTTCACTCTGGTTTACTTGATTATTATACTCAACGCTAGTCTTTTCGCTAATATGAAGCTGAATTCTACTTGGGTCAATTTCCTCATGATATACAGTTTCATATATCTTAGCAGCTAATCTAGTAACTGATTCTTTAATACCAGTCATAAAACCTGTCACCCTACTATTAGCTCTCTCACTCTGTTGTAGAATTTGCCACTTACTACCACTAGTACTATCCAAGATTGTTGCTGGGATACCGAGAGGGCTAAGTACATTACTCCTACAGTTATCGAGATTCTGCATAAGATCTAGTAGTTTATCACTGAGTTTATCTAGTGGCAACATACTATTCTTATTACCAATTGTTGAGTTATAGTCTGGTACAAACTTAGCTGATTGACTGAGTGTATTTTCCAAGAAAGACGCCGCATCAAATTGACTTGTTAAGAATGATGCTAGTTCATTTGTATTATTAGCTAGCTTAGTAGTTCTTGCACAAATCTCATTAGCTGTCTCAAGTGGAGTCTGCTTATCAAATTGCAGTAAGAAAATCTGAATACTTGATATATCCCTCAACGATATAAGTGATACAAGTAGCTCTTTGATAACCAATTCTTTCACCTTTAAGATAGATGAATAGAATAATGGCTCCCCTGCTAAGTATGAACAAGTCTTAAGTACCTTTTCTATATTATCCTTACCGCTTGTCTTACCAAAACTAGGCTTTATAGTGTGATTTTTATTTTCCCAAGATTCATCAAGGTCATTTTCAAGGCGTAAGTTAATAGAGCCTAACATAAATGCACTCTCTGATGGAATCTCATAGAGCTTATTATCAGAACCCCTAGTAATATAAGAATCCACTGTATCACCTGTCTTGTCTTTCTTCTTCTTGAGCACTACACTAACAGGATCATTAATCTCCTCAAATCTAAACTTAAGGTGACCCAGTTCGTCCTTAGTATTCATCAACATACTAGTATAAGATCCATGAAATACAACATCCTTAATATGACTTCGGATGTAATCGTAAATCTTTAAGTCATTTATTAGTATTTCATTTATCTTCTCTGTCTTAAACTCATCTGCTGCCTCATTGTTTTCATCCATAATAGTGACAGCATTTCTACCCTCACCTAAGAAGTTAATTATGTAGTCAGCAAAAAAGTTAGTAGCTAATTTTACAACATCTAATAACTGATAACTCTTGAGCTCGTCTGATCTTTCGTAGTAACCAGACATTAAATTACTAGGTGATGCATTTCCAAGGAGAGGTGATTTTCTCTGACTACCACCAAACCTTCCACCACCAGTTGATCCAATTTTACTATAACCAGAACCACTATTGAAGATGTTAGATCTCAATGGAACTCTTGATGAACCAACTGAGAAACTACCAAACATCTTCTCAAAAAAACCTTCGTGCTTCTTCATTTTCTCTATAATTTTATTTTAGTTCCCAAAGCCTAATCGAATAGTAGATAACATAAATTATCACTTTGGGATATATGAACCAAACCCTAAAAAATTACTTCTTAGAGTCTTTGTTTTTACCTAATAACTTACTAGCACCGCCAGCAACAATAGAAGCTGCTGCCAAACCTGCTGCAGTATTTAATGCCTTCTTACCGTTACCTTTAAAGCGAACATCACCATTCTTGAAACTTCTCTTGATTAGATCAGCCGCTTCTTTAACTTCTTTATTCTTCAGTAGACCTTTAACAGTCTTACCTTCATAAGCGCTAATACCATCAAGGCCCTTCTTAGTTGCCTTAAGTCCATAATAACCCGCAGTTCCTAAACCAAGACCTGTACCAAGACCTAAACCTGTACTAGTATACTCAAGACCCTTACGAACCTTCTCTTTTGTCTCAGAGAATTCCTTTGTTGTATCTTTCTCTGAACTGTGGTCTTTCTTGTACTTATCATAGAGCTTCTTACCGCCGTATGCTAAAGCTGCTGTACCTGCTACACCAACAGCTACTTTTCCTGCATTTTTAAGACCCTTTCTGAGTGCCTTATTCTCTCGAATCATTTTATAATACTCAGGTCTGGTTGGTGCACCCTTTGTATACTTGCTTTCATCCATTACAGCATCTTTCATTCGATTGCCAGCATCCTTTGCCGAATCTAGTGCAGATTCCCAAATATCGTTTTTAACATTACGATAATTAGTAATAGGGTCATAAGAATGCCTTCTATAGGTTCGTATTCTTTCTATGACACCACCACCTTCTATTCTTCCTTCAAACTCTCCACCACCACCTGGGGAGAAATCACCTTTTTTTAATTCATCGTTGGCTTTTTTTCTAAACTTCTTTAAAGCTTTAGCAAAGTTCGATCTTCTTTCCCTAAGCTCCTTTCGGCCCTTTGAATTTAAGTCTGTATAATCTCGGTAAGCGAAATATTTAATTCTTGGTATTATCATTTTCACCTGGTACATTATATAGGTTACTTGCATCGATCATTACTGGATCTTCTTGCTTCCTCCTAGACTTTATTAATTTTCTAGCAGCTAGTGCCATTCCAGTGCCAACCGCTCCTATTGCAAGTGCCCTATTACTATTCTTTCTTTTCATCACAGCCTTTGACCTCTCTACTGCACCACTAACTCTCCTACTTAAGTCTGCTCTCCTCGCATTCATAAAGTTAGAAATGCTTTTTTCTGTCTCAGCTAGTTTCTGATTCTCTGCTCTTAGGTCCTTTGCAAATTCTCTTCTAATCTTACCTGCACCAAATGGACCTTTACCTGATATATCTCTTCGTGCCTTATCTTTCAATGCAGTTCCCGCAATATCTCTACGTAGTCTTGCATCCCTCACTAGTTTTTCAGACTCGGCATTTATTAAGTTGGTTCCTTTTTCTAGGTGCTTCTGTGCTTGGTTGTCAATTTTCTTAGTACCAAGTTTATTTGCTACCCTATTATAACCAACCGCTGCACCAATAGAACCAACTACTCCACCTGCACCTACTAAGTTTGCAGTTCTATTCTTCTTAGTATGCTCTTCATAGGATTCAGCGAAGTATTTAATTCTTGGTATTATCATCTTTCTTGTTATTATTTCTTACTGTATTCCTACCTACTGCCTTACCAACCTGCCTTGCTCCATAAGCTGCTAATAAAGGTGCGGCTAAGGTGGATGTGTAAGTACCAAAAGCAGCACCTAATGTTTTCCCTGCTGCCTTCCTATATCCCTTACTTGCACCAGCCTGTTTGAGTAGTTTCATACCTTGACGACTAGCTTCAAATTCAGACACTAATGTTGGGGATTTATAGGCGAGGGGTACAGCATAAGGGGCAAGTTTATTTAGGACACTCTCCTTCTTACCTTTCTTTTCATCACGCCCTGCTTTAATACCGCTAAGTAGTCCACTAGTTATACCAAGACCATTAGATATATGAGTATCATACAACTTAATCCCTGTCTTTTTGTAAACACCCTTGCCTAATTTAGACTCAAATTCACCTACTTCATCTCTTAGATTATGTGCAATCTTACCTATCTTACTACCACCTCTACCATTTTTATGCATAGAGTGTCCAAGTTCATGTGCAAGGAATGCCCCTGATTCATTTCGATTTTTATCACCAATGTTTATAAGGTCCTTTGAGTTAAGTATTGACTTAGCATCCTTGATCCAATTCCTAGTTGACTTATTCTCTAGTTTGTGGCTCGTACCTTTTAGGCTCGGGTTTCCAGAACTCGCCTTTTGCAAGGTTCTTTCAAATCTATAATTTGCAAAATTTCTCTTAGCTAACTTAATTTCTCTTTTTGCTTGTTCTATTCGCTCTTTTGGTATAGAGCTCGTATAATAATCTTCCTGATTGTGCCCATTAGTTAAATATGTTTTCTGATTCTTAGCTATTCTTCCTAGCTTACTGTATAATTTCTTATTCTCTTCACTTAGGTTATTATCGCTAATAGGTATCCGATTATGAGCAAACTTCCTAATATTTTCCCCTAATGGGGCCGCTAATGCAGTACCAATTGCTATACCACCTACTGCTAATTTAGCCCTATCTTTAGTTTCTTTCTTCATATTTTTACAAGTCTAGTGCCTAAGAAGTGTTCCTCTTAAAATATATCTTCTAGCATATTCTGTAGCTGTATGCTACTATCTTCCCTAGCGTTTCTTGTCATCTGCTCTACTATTCTAAGTTGTTTATTTGCAGAGCTACCACCATCTTCTAGGTATTGTGAGTATTTCTTATAGCATGCCCAGATAGAACCAACACAAGCGTCAGCAATATCCTTAGAGCCGTCTAATTTACCAGTCTTTCCTTTATGGTCATATTCAAAACAGTTAGATTCCTCTGGATGATCTATTTTAACGTGACCACCATTCTTACCGCCTGTTACGACCCTAAGCTCTAGGCACTCACGTAACATTCTCTCATTATATACCATCTTAACTCTCCCAGATAAGACAATATTTTTGAACATAAAGTAAGGTTCTGTTGTTCTATCTACTGACAACTCTTCATAAGGAATACCAACACGCTCACAAGATTGAAATAAACCAGCACTAGCAAAAGAGTCAGCACTAACATTTACATTATAATCGACATTTAATCTCTGTATAAACTGGAATATATGATCAAGTGAGGTAGATTGCCCCTTCTTCCTACTAAGTCCAAATAATAATGGAACTTTGAATGTAGGATAAGGAGTTGTATCAAATCCATCCGTGTCTGTTATCTCACCATCGAAATAAGAAGCTGCTATACCACATACGTCATTCCTAAGTCCAATATCTAAGTGTATAAATAATGTCGTATGTCTAGGTATCTTAGTAAGCATAGGTGAGACTCTATCATAGATTGTATCATCTAAGTTAAAGAAATCTATGTCATCAATTACATCATCACCTAGGTTAGTAATACTTGAACACTCAATAAGCTTAGATATGTTACCTTGGAAAAATAACTCCTTACTAGTATAACCAAATCCTGCTAGGTCTTGTAATGACTTAATTGGATCTAAGATAAAATTTCGCTTAACCTGTATTGGACATTCTATGATTCTATCCGCATCTAGTTTACTTCTATCTGTTGTTTCTTCTAGTATAAAAGGTGTATGTACAGAATCTCCTCTATAAAATTCAAACGTCTTACCTTCACTCTCCTTATATAGTTCAGGTCTTGCTACCCAATGTGAATATTTAGCAAGGTAGAGTTCATCCTCTGGTACAGTCTCTTCGAATTTATCTGCCACTGAGTGATCCGCATCCTTAGCACTACTATCAATAATGAGATGTCCAAAATTATGTCTCTTACTAACGAAACGGGACTGAAAACGGATTAGGACTTCACCTAGTTTACTCATTGCATCTTGTGGTCTCCAGAATCCAATCTCAGAAAGCACAGTAAATACAAGCTGAGTACCTAAGACTGCATTCGATTTAGGACCAGATGAAATAAGTCGAATCTGCGGCTTATTGTACTGATTCTTAAAATATGGACTCACCGAAAAGACATTCCTAAAATAAGTAACAAAATCTTTATACGCAGTTTCCTCACTAGCATGGAAGAAACCAAATGCAATCTTAACACCACCAGCTAGACCAAGACTAAGATTCATATTTGTACAACAGTCTAGGCGATGATACATATAAAGTCCCATCAGTTTAGACATAGTTGACTTACCAGAACCAATACAACCACCAAATGATACATAAGGTGTTTTAGTGTTGATAGGTGTTGGATAAATCTCAGAGCCAGCCTTTTTCCAGATATCAAAAATAGACTTACCGTGATTTGTTACTTCTGGGTTGCCTAAGAAATAATCGTCATGTACAAATTGATCAAAAGATACCGGTACATGATTCATACCTAATAGCTTGGAGCCCACTATTATCTTCTCATCTCTGCTAAGTCTTGAATACTGTAGCTCAATGTCAGAAGGTAACGCTAAGTCCCCAATTGAAGATGTAGGGTCGGATTGTGATATAAATTTTTGTCCGTCCATAATCTTTCATTTTATAATCGTGTTCCCCTAACCTCATCGAAGAGTAAGATTCTTGTTTCAAATCTATTAAGGGAAATAATATGGTAATTAAAAAAGCTTATCTACTAAATCTATGATATCAGATATATACCTAACATCTTCAGAATCATGAGACTTAATATAGTAGTTCTTATAACTATCTAATTCAAATAATAAATCCTCCTTGAAATCAGAAATGCCTGTCTTCCTACCTGCTAATTTATGCCAAGATCCACCTTTAAATACGTATCTTGCATTATAACTACAACTGAGCCATGTATCAAAAGTTAGGACTCCATTTTTAACTTCACAATGTAAGAAAGGACCTTCATCATCTGCATCAGGGTAATCTTCATACAATTTCTGTGACTTACTGCACAAGTCCTCTACTAACTTTTCAGAGACAGTCCCTTGAAGTTTTTGATCTCCCCTAAAAGCTGGTAAAGTTGCTACATCTTTTGCAGAATAATACACAGTTCTTAACACTATCATAGATTAATCCTTCTCTGAGTCTTGGTCTTTCTTATACTTATCGTATAACTTCTTACCACCATACGCAAGAGCTGCAGTACCTGCTAAACCAAGACCAGTATAGCCTATCTTCTTAAGACTCTTACCTAATGCCTTCTTAGCGCGAAGATCATCTGCAATTGCTTTATGATGATTTATGGAAATCTCAGAATGAATCCTTCTTCTATTAGTATCCCCAAGTGAATCAAGCCTCTTAAATCTTGCCTTACTACTCGCTTCTTCAGCTGCTCGATTTTTTCCAAAATGTGCCTTAGATTTGGCCGCACTTATTTCAAATTCGGATCCAAACTTAGCATTCTTGGCAGCAGTTAGTTCATCTGCAAGTTTCTTATTAATTTCATTTCTCTTAAAATTTAATTCCTTAGCTAACTTATTTCTATACTCTCTAAGTTCCCTCTTAGCCCTATTATCAAGTTCCGCATAATCAGCTCTAGCGAACTCCTTCTGCTGTTCTTTTTTTTTTGTCAGCTAGTTTCTTAGCACCAACCGCTAGGCCTGCTGCAAGTGCGGTACCAGCAGCAACGCCACCACCGATCTTAACACCCTTCTCATGCTTTGCGTAGAATTCAGCTGCATTCTTACCAACCTTAGAGTTCTTAATACTCTCCTTGGTACGGTTAAATATATCACGTAGTTTACTTGCCTTCTCCTTAGCTACCTTTGGTGTTTCCATTGGTACGTTTTTAGGCTCTGTTTCGTATACAGTTCTTGCAAATTCCTTCTGTCCTTTCATATCTTTATTTTTGTTTTTATCGTATAATTTCTTAGCTCCATATGCAAGAGCAGCAGTACCTACTACACCCGCACCGATTATACCAGCCTTTTTAAGTTTCTGACCAAGTGCCTTCTTAGCTCGAAGCTCTTCTACTAACTTCAATCGTTTACTATTAGCTGGTGCGACTTTCTCAACTCCCTGCTTAACTGTGGACTCAGCAGCCTTTTGTGTCTGTTGCTGTACTTGAGATGCCTTACTTGCCCTTTCAGCCGCTAATTGCTTTGCACGTTCTGCTCTAGTTTCTTTATTCTTAAGAAGTGGGTCAATAAAGGACTTGTTGGTCCTTCGAGCTTCTTTTTTAGCAAGCATTTCCTTATTGTTTGACCTTTTAAGGGTATGATCATCAAAGATTGCTAGTCTTATTTTTCTCTTTGCCCCTTCAATAAGGTTGTTGTTACCACTTTTTAAATCCCTATCTATTGATTCTGCATCTTTTCTAAAGAGCCCTCTAAAATGATCAAAGTCAGGTATAAGATTAGACCCCCTACGCCTATCATTTATAAAATCTTGCGCAAAGTAGTTTCTTTTTGCTCTTAAGTACTTCTGTCCCTCTTTACTAAGACCCTCGTAGTCAGCCCTTGCAAATTCCTTCTGCTTCATTACTACTTTATTGTTTCTTTATTTAGGAGCTTCATGAAATTATCGATTGCCTCTTTTGACTGGTCTGATTGTAAGTCTAGTCCATTACCTTCTTGTGCAATTTTCTGAAGCTCTAAGTTAGCACCCTCTATTTTGATGTCTGACTTAAGTTCCTCTAGCTGATTTATATATCCCATTAAGTGATCTACTATTAGGAAGATATCAGCAGTTGTTAAGTCTTGTCCAAACATTCTAGCTGGGTCTGTGATATACTCAATTGCAATAGCCAGTTTCTGAATTAAATGCATTATCAAGATTGGCTTAATGCTTGAGTAGATTTCTGACAGATATAATTCAAGTACTCTCCTACTCTTTGGATCACTAACATTTACTAGTGTCTGTGTTAGGGAGTCAAAATTTATCTGTAAGTCTGTTCCATATTCTTTATTATACTGCGTGAATACATTGTTAAGTGCTAGTGACATTTCTTTTGCCTTCGCCTCTTTTTCATTCTTGGCAAGGGCACTAGCATCAAGTATTAAGTTTTTCGCAGTCTTAGGAAGGCTTGGGGCACCTGATATAATACTCTTGAGATCCTGACTTACATCACCACCTTCAGAATCCTCATCAAGTAGTTCATAATCATCACTCCCTGTACTACTTCCTCTTTCCTTATCAATAATCGCCTTCTTAAATTCTGGATCACTGAAGGGGTTGATTGGATTTATGTTTCCCATAACCTTTAAAACTATTCTAACCTACTTACTACTTTCCTAGCGTAGCTTGAGTTGCAGTGGAGGGATCGTATGACCTTAATTCACTAGCATCATTCTCTGCCGTTGAATCTGCTAAGGCCTTGAATTCTTCATCACTCACTGCAAATCTTTTATTTCTTACTATTATCACCTCTAACTGTTCTCCTACCAATTACCTTAACGTATATAAAACTCTACAAAATCTATGATCTAAGCAGGTTTTATTTCTTGCTTCAACCTATCACTACTTTTTAGTACATCTATTATTTCTAATAAATCAGTCATCCATAGGAGGATAGTCCGCAAGCGTAAATTCGGTAGTACGGCTATCTACTAATTTATTTACTTACCTGACTTAAGAATTCTTTCTCCTTCTGTCAAGATATTCATAGCTGCATTTAAGTCCCTATCATGAATTTCTTCACAACTAGGACATTGCCACTCTCGTTGATTCAATGTTAAACTCTTATAAATATACCCACAATTATGACATGTCTTTGAACTTGGATAAAATCTATCAACAAATATTACCTTCTTTCCATTATTTATTGACTTATCAAGCAATACTGACTTGAATTGGTAGAATCCCACTTCTTGTATGGCTTTCGCCATGTTATGATTTTTCAACATCCCACTTACATTCAAGTCTTCCATATAAACTGTATCATAGTATTTCAATAACTCATTTACAGTAGAATGTATGTAATTTTCCCTTTGGTTAGTCAAGTGTTCATATGCCTTTGCAAGTCTAATTCTTGCCCTGTTTCTGTTATTTGAACCTTTGACTTTTTTAGATAGTTGCCGTTGTAGTTTTTTGATTTTGTTTTCTTGTTTCTTGAAGAAATGTTTATTTTCAAACACCTCACCATCAGAAGTAATCACAAAATCTTTAACTCCCAAGTCAATACCAACAGATTCACCCGTTTGCTTGAACTTAACAATCTCATCTTGAGGTATATCTATAAGGATAGATAAGAAGTAATTACCACTCTTGGTTTTCGATATGGTAGCACTCCTTATACTATCCTTATATGTTTGTAGTTTCTTGAAATATAAGTCTGAACACCTAAACTTAATATCTTTAAAAGATTGGGTCAGAGTTATTTTTCTTTGTTCAAATGTATTCCTCTTTGAAATTGCATCTAATGGAAATAATGCAGATTGTCTATCTTTCTTTGATTTAAACTTAGGAAAACCAGTATGTGATTTAAAAAACATATCATAAGCAGCTAACATCTGCCTTATAGATTGTTTCATTACATGGGTATTCTGTTCTTTCAACCAGGAATATTTTTCATCTTTACGTAAAGTATTATGAAAATATTTTGATAGGTCTTTCAAAGAAAGGATAATTTTATTATCATTGTACTCTTGCTGCTTAAGTGCAAGCGTCTGGTTATATAAAAACCGATAACAACCAAGTAATTTATTAATCACCTGTTCTTGCTGTTTATTTGGATATAATTTTACTTTAATTGCTCTAAACATAATACAAGATTTTTATAAACTTTCTTATTTTTATAACACTATACTGCAACAACAAATAGTCCAATACTTAAGTGGAGTGGTTCTACCCAGGTTTCATCTTACATCCTGGCACTCCATCATAAGCTCGGAAAACATCTTACTGTGAACTAGTTACTGTTATTCACTAGAGAAAATAAGGGATATTAGTTGCCCCATTAAATAATTTTTCACAGTTCCTAGCGTGTGCATTAATATACCAGATGATTGGTTTTGCTAAGTAACGCACTACTAGTTTTACTTTCTTTACTGTTGCATTCATAAGTTCCTATAGCCTCATCGAAGAGTAGAACCTGCCGCTGCTATTCACTATAGGAATTAAAAATTATGGAAAACAAATTAACTTTTCTTACTTACTGTATACACCATCAAAACGATACTTCCAGAAATTCTTCTTAATCTTGATAACTGTTACACCATGCAAGGTAGTTGAATCATCCTTGACAACATTATATCTAGCCACCTGACAATCGAAATACTTACCAGTTGAATCCTGACGTACCTCAACATCACTCAGTGTAAGGCCATTAATGCTATCCTTACAGTTCTCCTTAATTGCGCTGATCACTGCATTGTAGTCTGTCTTATTGCTTAACTTCATAGGAGCTGCCCAGAAGAAAATAGCACTAACCAACAAACATACACCAATAAAAGTGCCCATTGCAATAATAGGGTTCTTGAATGTCAAACCCTGCTTTAAACTTTGTAAAAATTCTTTCATGACTTTTATTTTTATTACGTTGTTTATTCCTCTACTATACAAAATAATAGATCGAAAGAGGCCAATATAGCTTGCTGAGAAACCATATTATGTACCCACCTTAATATTTCATTCACCAACAAGTTTAAACTATACTGGACGCTCCCTCTGAAAATCTATATTTGTATAAAGTCAATTACAAAAAAGAGAGATGGACTAATAACTCACCAAGCTTATCAATCTATCTCAATCGCTAAGTAAAAAATACTCAGCTCTTTCTACATATAAGGGAACTACTAAAAATCGGGGTGAAAATTGGGGGGAAATTCGTGGCAGGTACTATAATATTGGCCCATTTCTAATATTAAATCCCCCTGCCATCACCCAACCCCGCTAAAATCACCCCGGAAATACCTTAATTATGTAGTATTAAGCAGTGATATTATGTATTGTATTGAAAAACTTATTATGGAGGCGAGAAAGAATAATAGTAAGCTCGATCTCAGTGTGTATCAAAGAATCAAGGCGGAGCAGGATAAGTATGTACATTCTGTTGGGCAAGTTGATGAAGTAGGCCAGGCGAAGATCTTACAGAAACTCTACAAGGATTATACAGTGTCAATCAGCGAGTATAAGAAAGCTGGGAGACAAGACCTAGTAGAAAGTGAAGAGGCAGAACTTGAGGTACTTGAAAAATTAATGCCACCTAAAATGAATGAGGATGACATTAGGAGGATAATAGAAACTGCCTGTGATAGTCTTGGGAGGAAAGTAACCCTTGCTGATACTAAGACATTACTAGCAGAATTACAGAAGGACTACCCAGGGATAACAGGAAAGCAGGTAGTGGATGTAATTAAGGCGAGGTAAGCAAAAAAAAGATTAGGATAGACTTTTATGTTCTATCCTTTTCTTTTCATTATTTTTCAGCTAGCCTCTTCAGTTCTTTCATCATTTTCTTACTAACCTTAACCTCTTTACCATTGACTGTAATAGTAACAGGCCTCTCATTTACCTTCTTACAATCACTCTTGCTCAATTGTTTAAAGATTTCATCAAGTACTGGTACCTCTCTTTCACTTACAGGTCTCCAAGAACTTTTACAATTACATAGTACTTCGTTCCCAAAGTTACTAGACTTCAGCTTAAATTCCATAAAGTCTTCATCTTTATACACTATTCGTTCTACAGCTGGATTGTTATTAGAATTTGTTTGTAGGTAATTGCTAACAGCTTTCTCACTTTCAAATCTTATGATATCTCCTAATTCTGTATTTACCAAGTATCCATGAGACTCTTTTCTATTAAAGGCTGCAAAATGGTCCTTTAAGTTGAAATTTATAAGAAATCTCATATATCTTAAATCGAAGTATCCATCTCTCCTATCTATGGCCCGTAAGAGAGATATTGCACTGTTATCAATCTCAACTGAACAGATTGGATACATGCTTGTCGTAACCTCTTCGAATTTAATCTTAGTGCCAGATAGTAATGTAGGTATATGTTCCCCACTAAATAGATACATACCAGGACCGATGAATGTTTTATATCCAACCTTGAATGTGCAACCTGCTTCAAGTCTCTGCATTACTCTACTATTCAGCTTATTATCTAAGACAGTCCGTAAGTAGTCTAAGTACATGTTATCCTCTTCTGTACTCGGCTCAACGACTGGAAGGTTCTTACTTAGCAAGGAAATTTCATTCTTCATGGCTTGTCTGAATTTAGACCCTGCCTTACTGAATATCACATACTTCTCATGACTACTTAGTGAATTCTCCTTGTCATAATAGAGTCTTGATATTACATAGTTACCTATTACTTTGTCGATTGATAGTATAATGCCTGTCCTGGACTCAACTACAATATCACCAAACATCATATTAGGTGCACACATCTTATACTCAGGGAAAGCTCTCCTAAGTTTGCGGTCCAATACACATCCTGCCTCTGAAAACCATAAGTCTATATTGGTTGAGTTATCCCAAGGGTACCAAACAGGCCTATCTAAGTCACGCTCACCTTTTTCTAGTGAGATGTACTTATCCTCTGCTATCTTTTCAGTACACTCATCAGATAGGGAGTACCTACTCTTCAAACTTATTACTCCTAAGCTTTTTTGACCCTTTCTATGATCTATCTCTCTTGCTACATAGATCATATCAATAGGTCCGCTAGTAGAGTTAGTGAAGTTCCCAACTCTTGATAGGTTCTTCTCTTTCTCATCATCACCTCTGTAGGTATAAAATCCTCCTACTTTTAATTCTCTGGTCGTTTCCATAATCTTTAATTGTTAATATATTATCTACCTATAAGGAATCTAAGGCAAAAAAACAAGTAGGAAAGTAATGTTCTTAACTCTCCTACCCATTCTCCTTACTCAACTACTAGCTCCTTGACAAAAGAACTGACGTAGTAATTTTCAATACACCTACTATTTCTCCTAAGGTATATTCTAATCAAGTCTGGTATGTAGTCGTCAAAATTTTCCTCTGTTATACTGGAGAAGATTTCATCCTCACTTACTCTTTCAGCATATCTTCTCTTTGCATCCTTACTACCATACTTGCCTAGATATAATTCACATAGCTTATCTAGTGGCATCTTAGTAAGGTCTGGTTTCTGCATTACACCCTCCGCACTTCTTACTTGAGATACGCAGAGTGATCTAATTTTATCAAACTCACTAGAAAATAACTTACCCTATCTGATAATCTTACATACCTTACTGCATCTTCCTCCTTCTGAAATAACTTAACAAGGTCGGTTGATTTAGACCTTTCTGTGTAGACTGCAAATACTCTCATACCTCTTTAGAATAATTTAATCTGTTCAATCCTAGCACCCCTATATCTTGACCTACTAACATTAATATACTGTCTCATCTTCTCTGGGTCACTTGCATTCTTAACCGCATACTCAAAGGGTCCTGTTTTTTCTAGCTGACTTAATCTTTCTTGATCTTCTCTTACCTCTTCTTCATACTTACTACGTAGTTCTTCTCGACATGAAAAACTCTTGTCAATACTTGAATACTTCTCATAAACCTCGTCTATTCTACTTTCAACCTCACAATACTCTGGATCTTCTTCGTAGTACTTATTGGTCAAGTCATAGTATTCATAAGTCAGTTCAGTGTCATTAAGTAGGGCTGTATTATACCTACTCTCTAATCTCCTCACTAACTCCTCAGCATCTTCTTTTCTCTCATACACTCTTCTAATATCATCATCCACACCATCATCAAAATCTGGCGTGTAAATATAGAGCGCGAATAATATTTTCTTCATAAGCTCTTTGATTTCTTTTTAATATATGCGCTTGATTCTAACACGCAATAACATATTTTTCTTTCTCATACTATTAAGGAAACTAAGGGAAAATAAAAAAGAGAGCAAGGCAGTTTCACAACTACCCTACTCCGAAAAACGTTAATAAATCGTTAAAAACTCTTCTTATGCAAAAATTGAAATACTTCCTTGTTCTAATGTTTTCTTCATATCTATTACTCTCTGATTCTCACTTCCCACCCAAGGCTTAAGAGGTGATTTCTTTGACTCAATAAATCTACCGTCACAAAGAACATCAATGTAACCTAAGATCTCAAGTTTCTCATCACCCTCTGCTTGTATCTGTTCAAGCGTATAACCAGTATAGAGCCAGATTGTTTTATCAGGGAGATCTTTTTTTAATCTCACTACTAAATCGAGCACTCCCTTCTTATTCCAGACTGACATAGGATCACCACCACTCAACGTAACACCACTAACATAAGGCTTTCTCAGATTACCAAGTAGTTCCTGATAATCCTCTTCCTCAAATTCATGCGCTTGGTCTACATCTGGGTCCCATGTAAATTGATTGAAACAGCCTGGACAATGATGAGTACAGCCTGAGAAGAATAATACCTCTCTTAATCCAGTTCCATTTAGTAAGTCGTTATGATATGTTTCTATTATTTTCATCAAACCTCCAACTTTACATATTTACTCTATCTCCAATTTCTTTCATCTTACCATCATTAAATCTGACATCACCTGTTCTAGTTCTGGTATAACTTAAGTAACCGTTCCCTAACTACCTCTAAATCAGCGTTTTATATTTTTCAATATAATTTAGACTATATAATTCTCCACTTACTATAGTCGTTGAATCAGTTTTTACCTAACTGACTGCTGGTTTAGTATTATACTATTTCCAGCAATTAAAAGTGTTTTCTATGATCAACCTAAGTCAATCAAAGGCACAAACGATCTTATGCGTCTTACTTTCACTATATCAGAACTTCCACAAACAGGACACTTACATTCATCTGTACTGTCATTACCAATAAAATGATGACCACAACTTACACAATAATCTGCTTGATGATTTACACCTAAGTACAGACCCTTAGACATACCATACAGGATCAAAGACTTAATTCCCTCTGTATTATCTAGTGAGTTAATCTTAATGTGTGATATCTTGCCACCGTTTGAGTAATTCCAGAACTTAGACTCAGCATCCATCTTGTCAATAGGGCCGATGTCTTCTCTAACATTTAAGTGGAAACTATTTGTCAAGTAACCACCCTTAGTAATTATACCATTCTTCTCACCATACTTGTTAATGAATTTCTCGTTAAACAATGGGAGAAGAGATTCACCTGGCGTCGTGACACTACTAATATTTCTACTAGTACCGGATCATATCTTAACTTACTGCTAATAAGTTCTATCCACTTCGGAAACGTACTAATCTCGTTCCCTACTCTACTCAGTTACTCTCAATAAAACAGCTAACTATTTATTGATACCTTTTCGATGATCTCTACACGCTAGTCAATATTCAGACTAGGCACGGGATTAGCATATTACATAGTAACTTAGCCTTCCCCGTTAGCATTACTTAATTCTCGTAACACACCCTTTAGTAGGTTTGATAGTTTTAATACGGCACGCACTTTTACCGTATACTGCAAATAATATTCCTGTCTTCTTCTTGTATTCTTCTGCCTTCTTAGATATATGCTCTAATGTCTTCAATGCAAAACCACTTTCGTCGTCATGATGTGATTTTCCGGTTGCCAACATAGACAATTCATGAAGACCGCCATAACCGAAAGATACTGTTGAATACTTAAGAACTGGCTCAATCTTCTCATCTGGCTTTAAGTTACCACCATCAAAACCGCCTTCACAGAATACAAGTGGGCTGCTAGATGCTCGAAGATTTGATAAGTATTTATAAGTTCTAACATTAATATTCTTTGCCATATCTAGATAGAAGTCAAGTGTTTCTATCCAGTCTTTTCCTTCCTCTACTGATTTCTCATAGATCATTGGAAGGTTTAATGATATTACTCCGAGATTACACCTATATATTATCATCTCATCGTTATCATCTTGAGGCGTTGGTGTTCCTGAATTCTTAAAACATGGACTCAAGAACGCTCTACACATTTATTCCCTAGTTACCTAAGGCACTGACTATATCATCTATTACAAACATTCTCTGTAATAGTCTTCCGCTTCGATCTAGTTCTCATCTCTAGACCTACTCCCCTACACTCATCAGGGATAGTCGATACACTTTCTAAATTAACTTAGCTTAGCACGGTCTCATCCTATATAACAGGACCTAACCGTTAGCAAGATTTTACTCTTACACCCGCGAGAAACGGTTCAAAAGATTTTAAATGGGCTGTAGACTCTTGCTTACCCATTGGACTTACTATTTTTCCCCACTTATGATACACATTACCTACATAGTTCGGAGTTTCACCCTCTGCTGTTTGATCAAGGCTTAAGTAGTCTGGATATTGAGCGATCTTAGTACATTCAATCGCTTCATCAAATAACCACTCTAGCTCTTTACCTTTACCATGCAGGTCTGAATCAAAGAGGAATATAAGTTTTGGGAATACAACAGGAACTTTACTCCCTGGCTTTCCTTGACCACCTTTTCTAACTTTCAAGATAGTCGATGCAATCAAGCTTCCCCACTTAGACTTATCATGTCCGAAGGAGAAGGAGAGAAAGGGGTAATCCCCGCGACAGCTTGCAACAGAACCACTACTCATTTCGATCTGCTGGAAACCCGTCTCGGCCTCTCTTATTACTCTACCAATTGCATATTTATCTTGTTTTTCTGGATCAACAACGCCACCTGAATCCTCTATTAATTCCTTATACTGGTTTAGATAAAATTCATACGACTTCTGAGCATAAGGAACAAGGACTGTATCAATCTCAGGAGCTGTTAATCCTCCATATTGATTACCTGCTATCACACTAAGTACGTCAGCAGTGACAGAAATTGCTGCCTGAAGTGATTGTGGCTCGTTGTATTCTGTACTAGACAACATAAAACCATTCTTTAGTATCTTACCTAGGTTAAACAAGCTACAATTCCAGCAGTCAAGTCTAGCGGATAAGTCATGAATGTATATATAACCAACATCAAGTGCTTCTCTTTCCATTTCATTCAGGAAGACTCGCCTGTATCTTTCCTTCTGTTGTTCTCCATATATCAGGCTTCTTTTCGTTGATACAAGAGAGCTATCACAGTTTGCATTTGACTTATCTGCTTTGTATGATAGTTCTAGGGTCTTTGCATCAACAGCCTCCATTATTTTCTGGGCATCGATTTTATAATTTCTATATTGTCTATAAGATTCAGCCACCTTATTAAATCCACACTCATCCAGGGACACTTCAACTAGCTTATGTAGTTTCCTCACTGTTACCTCTGGCTCCTCAATTCTGCTCACTACTGCATCACTTACCTTCTTGCAGTCCTTATCAGTCATGTCAAATAATACTCTATCTGCACTTTTTCTGATAGCGGCATGAATCTTCTTAGGGTCGAATGCTTCAGTAAATCCGGCTCTCTTCTTCTTGACAATAATCTTTTCGACTTCCATCATTAGTTTTTCCTTCTTTATTATTATAGATTTTCATACTGAGACTCATCACTGAATCTCTTGTCATTTTCAGTCAACATGTTCCATAAATTTTTGACCAAGTACCTTTTCTATGTAGTCCTTGGCGTTTTCTATTTTTACTACACTATCAATCTTATTATACTCCTCTGTAAACCTGACATACTTTCTCTGTTTCTCTAGGTAGTCATTAACATCCTTAAAACATCCTGCCCTATATTGATCTTTTAGTACCACGTCCCTTATAAAATCAGTGTCTTCCTGTACTAGTAGAATCTTCCTTACCTTGCAACCCCTAAGTAAGTTAAGTTCTTCCTGTATTGCTAATTCTATTACCTCGAAATCTTCTGCTGATCCTGGAAAGCGGAATCTGAGGGTATGATAGAATATTGAATCACTAATACCTCTTTCTATGATAGCACTTCCCTGTTCATTAATACAGAGACCGCTTAAAAATGATTCGAGTCCTACCAAGTGAAGAATGCCATAGTTCAGGTCGTTATATTCAGTCAGGCCATCAAATATAGTAGTCTGATATTTTTTCCATGACTTGATTTTCGACCTCATTACTGGCAGATCATACTTGGACAATTTCGAATCGATTGTAGCGCTTTTCATTGCACCACTCATACCATAATAAATTTCTACTTCCATATTATCATTGTTCATTTCTATTAATAAGGCAATAATAATAGGTGGCCCGCAAGATTGTACGGTTCGGGGAAGAAAAAAGTTAAGGAACGAACACACTGTCATTCCCTAACTGTTGCTTATGGTCTATCGTAGTTATAAGTTATTCCACCACTCAAATAACCAGGCAGTCTAGCTGATATTTTATTGCAAAGGATGTTAGAATCAGTCCTTACTACTACACCATCAAAACTTCTACGTCCTGCCATAGAATCCCAAGTATCTAAGACACTCCTTAAGTACTTATTATTCTCAAGTTCTCCCATGACGATATCAACCAGGTCATCGTTAATATAATCAGGAACATCGCACTCACACATCATAGTAAGTCGATCGTTCTCAAACTTAACATAGACCTTGAAACTATCTTCCCATATGTCAGGATTACTCAAGAGTACTAGTTCTATGTCTGGTATTTTATTAGGCATGCTCTTATAGTACTTATCACCATACTTTAATACATACCAACCTAGTTCAGGACAAAGATCGGACAGTTCTAAGTTAAATCTCTTACTTGTCCATCGATCTTTAAACTCATCCCCACTAAAACTCTTCCATCCTACCATACTACTTACATACTAATTTTGTAACACCACTATCATTAAGACTAAGCTGTATTGACTTGTTATTGAATGCTGGAACAGACTCCATATGACTACAGAGCATGATACATCCAATATTCATCTGACTGAGAAGATCAATACAGATTTCATGATTCTTCGCATCTAAGTGTTTCAAGAATTCATCCATCACAAGTAATCCCATTCTAGTTACTACCTTAGACAGGAAGTTAATGTCGAGTATTGTCTTCTGTCCATCACTACAATTCTCATAGCTTACTTCATTTCCACCATCATTTATATAGTGTGAACCAAGATCTAAGTGCTCAACCTTACCACGTCTTGTTCTGATCACCTCATACTTAACGCGATTATCACTAAACTGTTCTGCGAGACGTGACATAATTTCCTCATAGATCTTACCAGTTGGACCAGTAATTTCTTGATACCTTGCCAACATCTCTGCACTCTGACTAATCTTATCTAGTTCAGCCTGACAGTTCTGAATAGTAGAGAGAGTTGAATTTCTATCACCCATTAATTGAGTGTATTGATCCCACACCGACAAGTCACTCTCAATCTGTGCCATAGTCTCCATAAATCCATGAGGCAGTTCAACTTTCATTGGCTCTGCTCCCATCCTCTTAATAGATTCCACTACGCTTACTAATTGTGACTGTGTCTGCTCTACTCTCTTAGTAAGGTCATTGATTGTACTAACCTCTACCATTAGTTCAGTCTGTCTCTTACTCAAGTCACCTAAGATAGTTTTACAGCCAGTGTCAATTTCATCCTTACTAATACCTGGATACTTGTTGAGGAATTTTTGATACTGCTCTGTCTGTTGGTTGAGGAGTTCTTGTATCTTATCACTTAGTTCTTTCTTATGTTTCTCTAAGTGTTCCTGATTCTTTAACTCCTGACCACAACTAGGACAAACTTTCTTACTATCAAGTCCCTTAAGCTCAAAGTATAATCTCTTACCCTCTGTCTTAATCTGACCAAGTTCCTGTAGTAGTTCATTGAGGTCATTAATTTCTTTCTTAATGTCTTCAATTTCTGGACTAATCTGGCTTTGATAATCTCTCTGCCCTGCTTGTCTTGTTTGAAGTTCACTAAGCTGCTCCTCTAACATACCTCTCTTAGCAGTTAAGTTAGCAGTATTTGTTAGGTAGTCATTATACTCTTTCCACGCCTTCTGTAAGTTAATACCATCTTGTTTTTTATTCCACAAGTCTTCCTTACTTAGTTGTGGTAGTACGATGAGACCTAATTTTTCATCGATATACTTAATAAGCTCATTGTTCTTATCAAGCGTTTCTCTCCAACCCTGTGCATTCTTAGTAACTTGTTCATATAGTAAGTCAGCCGCTTCATGGAATGTATCAATCTTGTCCATCTTATAAAACTTTGATACAATCTCAGACTTTCTCTCAGGCGTAACACAACCTATGAACTTTGGATGGTTTGAGTCGAAGAAGTAGACGTCCATATAATCAATGAATGGAAATCTAGTGTGGAGTTCAAGATCAAGACTAACCTTATTGTTAGACTTCTGCTCTTCACCATTTATGTAGAACTTCGTATAACCAGCACTACTCTTTCCCTTCAGTACACAACCTCTAGTGATCTTGTATGTACCACCTTGATATAAGAACTCTACCTCAGTCATACACTCACTTGCTCCGAACTGTACATACTCCTTGATATTTCTATTTTCAAGGAATGCGTATTTAATGGCACTAAGCAAGCTACTCTTACCGCTACCATTCTCACCCGTCACAAGTATCTTATCCATGTCACTCAAGAATAGTTCAGTCTCATCAATACTTCTCCAATTCTTACAGTAGAACCGAGTAATGACAAAATTGAAATCTACCTCCTTAGACTCAACATCCTTGACACACTTTAAGATCTCACTATGTACACCTTGTAAGTTATTTGACCCGATTACATTACTAATCAAGCCGTCAATCTCTTCCCAAGCTGGTACATTAATGTTGTTTACGTTTCCATTGATTGTGAGATTCTCTGGCTTATATACATTCCAGGTCCCCGTCTCATCATTCCAACCTTCAGCAAGTCTATCTGATGTATACTGAAAGCGCATTAAGTTATTGTCGGGATTTAAGTTTACCCACTTAAAACTCTTATCTGCACAATCTAAGATAACACCAGTACTTTCTTCACTGTCTGACATCTTACAGCGCTGAGGAATACCAATACTTACATACTTACCAAGCTGAGCAGGTCTATGTATGTCTCCACAAATAGCCAAGTCAAACTTAGTCTCATCTAGTACTTGTGAATGAATCCTATCACTATCTGTATATGATATTGTTGCGTGGGTAAAGAGAACATCAAGCTTTCCATTAATCCAGGTCAAGTCAAATTCAGGCCTCCAATTATAAAAGCCAATTCTCTTACCATCTATCTCTACTTCCTTACAATCAGCATAATGTAGATTAGAAGGCAACATAACAGATAAACAGGAATCAGTAAACTCAGAAAAAACAGATTTATTATCTTGGTCATGATTTCCCCATATTATATAACCAACTCTGAAGTTCTGCATGATCTTGTCTAGAAATGACTTGACCTCTGCTTGTACGTAGGGTCTGTTGATTGTCTTCTCTAGTACATCACCTGCAAATACAATTACACTTGCACCTTCAGCTTTTCCAACTTTTATTATATTATCTGCTACCTTCCTAGACTGAAATAATCTATACTTCTCACTAGGATTTCTCTGTGGGTAGTCGTGAATATGAATGTCACTTACTGCTAGAATCTTCGTCATACCGTCTTCATTAGAGTTGAGTAATTATTCATTAACCACGTAAGAGCTGCATAAGAATGTTTACAGAGAGTTGTTGTCTTAGCTCCCTTCTTCGGTGCATTATTAACAGCAGGACCAAGTTCAATACTAGATCTCTGTGTGATAAATAATGAATTCCTATGCGATAAGATATAAGCTGATCTATACTTGAAATCAGAACAATCACAGTATATCTTAACTCTATTACCTTGCCAATTGCTCAGTGAAAAATCAGGATCAAGCTCTATGAAAACTACGTGATCATGGCCCTTCTCTGAATTAACCCTGAACTTTAAGACAATATGATAGACCTTGATTGCCGGCGAATTTGAGAAGAAGGATTTAAACTTGGCTAATACTCCTTCCGGTTTTACCAAGTGATATACCTTCTGAAGACTCGCCGAACAACTACTAGCTCTACCAATCCTACCACTATCTATGTTCATCAGCTCACCAATTGTAAACTGGCGGCCAAATAAACTACCTAATACACTTCCTAACATAAGGCTTAATATATTTCTTCCTTACTCTGGGTCACTGTATTAATGCTCCCGGTTATACTCACGATCTTACCAACGTTCTTGAGATAGATACCAGAAAAAGTTGGCACAGCATTCTCATTTTCGTTGTTTGTATAGACTGGCTCTGCAATACCATCACTCAAGACTATACCATTTTTCTTGATCTCCTTGGTAATCTCATTAAACTCATATACACTACCATCGGATGAATTAATTTTTACCATACCTTAAAAATTCTTTATTAAATCTACTTGTAAAATTATTATAAAAACTAAAACTACTAATACCAGTCATACCATACTTATTACAGAACGCAAGCCAATCACTGTAAGGCTTTATTGTTCCATAATTAGGTAGACCCTCATGAATTATTCTCCTAGCCTCTTCTAAGCCAGGGTACCTCCAAAGGTCAAAAGATTCATACTGTTTCTTAAAGAGTTCTACGTCATTAATACTAGAATAATCTCCCTCTAAGATCTCAGCAATCACCTTATCACCCTTCGTACCTTTCTTTCTCGTTACTCTCATCCCATTATGTCCCATACCAATCGCATCACAGTAAGCCTTGTATTGATAGAGTCCAAGCTTTCCCTTAAACTCATCCGGCATTTCACTGTATATCTCACTGTATGTTCTAATCTGTGGACCACTCTTATCCTTACTAGTTGGAATCTTGAAATAATCCATCTTAGGTGACAGAGAGTAGAGTAAGTCGGAGTCTTTTGTTATGATCACGCTAGGTTTATTATCTGTTTCATATAATTCCCTACTCGCTAAGTAAACCAAGTTATCATATTCCCAACCTGGCACGAAGAACGATGGCACTCCGAAATCTACTAAGTGTTCAATAATTGCATACTTAGCCGTTCTTCTTACTTCATTACTGTATACTTGATTTTCTGCTGTCTCGATCTCTTCCTTACTGACACTAGGATCACTCTTTAGCTCCTCAAGTAATTCTCTCGTCATGTAAGTGTCTTTTGGTGATGCAGTACCTTTCTTTGAGCTAATATCACCTCTACTGTCTTTATACGCACCCCCAAGTAAGTGAGTCGTATAGTAACCACCAAAATCTGGAGACCACTTATCACAAATAAATACGTACTTATCCGCAGTAACCCCAAAATCACGAGGTATCTTATTCAATGTATAGATGCAACTTTTAATTAGATCTCCCACTGTATATTCTCCTGCTTTCTTACCTACCGAAATACCATAATGATTTCTCGCTAGGATATAACTATTGTCGATTAGTGCGTACTTATATTTGTTACCTGAATTCATTTATCATGTGTGAATAAAAAGAACAGAAGAAACCTATACTATAAATCTCTTCTGTTCTTATTTGTCTATGAGTACTTACCTATTAGAAAGGCAAGCTATTTCCGTCTGAACCAGTAGGATTACCAAAACTTGATCCTCCATACTGCTGCTGACTATTACCTGGATTAACAGGGGCACCAGTTATGCTATCAAAATGTGCTGCTGGTGGTGTGTTGAATGGGTCAGTATTTCTACTAACTACTTGCTCAGGATTATTAGCTACATTATTATTCTCGTAGCCAGCCTGTGCATTTCCCTGTGCTGGACCTGACATACTAGCAAGAACTGGATCATTTGTTGCCTGACCCTGCTTGTTAGTTGGTGTCTGGTTCATCAATACGGTCTTATTAGTCTCTTCGATTGCCTTCTTGATTGCCTCGAGACTATTACCACCACTAGCCTTTTCCATCTTAATCTTAGTAAGCTGGTCTGTCATATACTGGATTGTCTCCTCAATGAGTCGTCTGTTGAAAAGACGCTTCTCATTTGATGGTGTACCTTCCTCACTACCAGCTGCCTGCCAACCTAAGAAGAGCTCAACTGGATTTTCCATAATCTGAGCTGCCTCCTCTGAAATCTCTGCATTCTCTGTGATAGGTACTGGACTAACCTTATGAACCACTGATATATTAAAACCAGGGCCACCAGCATTAACACTAACTGACATCATAACGAAACCCTTACGACCAGTTAAGTTCCTGTTGTAGGTATCGCTGAGCCAATCCTTGTTAAGGGAACTCTCAGTAATGTTAGTATCTTCAATGTTACTAGCTACTAAGTCCATAAAATTCTTAGCAGTCAATACAAACAAGCCATCAAAATTCTGACGAGCTGCTTGCCTTGTGTTACCCTCCTGCCAAAAGTTCATAGCATGTGCACAGAAGATAGTATAGTTCTTCTTGCGGACAAAGTTCTTGATAACCGGATCCATTGCATGTTCACGACCATCAACCTCCTTATATAGCTCATCAAAAATTACATAAGCCTTGTTAAGAACTTCCTCTTCCTCTGCAGTTAAGCTACTAACCTCACGACCTGAATCCTTATCCTTAATCATATATGCTGACTTAGGAAGAATTCTAATCCAAGCGTCATAAACTGATTCTGTACCATCACTACCCATGTTCTTACGTGGCATTCTAACCTCACGTGTTCCCATAAGTGTGACATAAGGGAAATCAGATACAGTACTGTTCATTGGCAGTAACTGATACTTACCTAAGTTTCCCTTGAAGTTACAGAATACCTTCTCAATCTGCTTCTTCTTTTCAAAATTTTTACTCTTAGTCATTGGTTTAATCTGACCAATCTTCTCCAAAAAAGAATCTACATTGTTAAAACTCATAAAACTTAAAATTTAAAATAAAAACTTTATATAAAATAATTCACTTGCGTAGAGAGACTTCAATTCTCCCTACATTAATAAGATTTCTAAACGATCTGAGATGACAACTTATTATGGCCATCCCTTCTCTACATATAAGATATCTAGACGCCCTTACCTACATTTATTACCACTACAAGATCACCTTATTTGTCTTCAGTAAGTCCATGTCTAAGTAGGATTTCCCCAAGTTAACACCTACCTGATGCTCTGCCCAACCTAGAGATGTTAAGTTCCCTAGGCTATCCATCAACACAGATTCTGGCAGGTTTAGCAGTTTAGGGAAATATAGTACTACCTTATCAGTGTCGGGCATACTATCAAGCTGACCATCCTCTAACCACTTAACTACATCATCACCCCCTGGATAACTTAAGACGTCACCATTCCAACAGAGTGAATAATTAACCCGCATAATGTAAGGCTCAAAATGAATCCTCCCTACTAATGACTTATCACCCAACTGAATACGACTGATGATATGATTCCGCCGCTCTAACATCTTATATATGTTTTCAAGCGAATAGTCTGGGCGGTTGATAATAATGGTCTTGTTAATAATATAAGATACCTCCCCTGGATTAACAAGGATACCACAATTACCCATCCTAGAATTCGTCGGCTCCTCTAAGTAAGTAGCCTCGATGTTAGATAAGATACCATCATTAAATACCATAGTTCGAGTCTAACCAAAAATTATTACCGCCTAGTTCAAATAAGACAGACTCATCATAATCCTCCATGTCCTCTACCGTACTCACCCTAGCATAAACGTAAGTAAGTGTCCTAAGTCGTCCCTCCTTATTAACCGCTCTGATGTTATAAAGAAATTGACTAGGTATCTTCTCAACTGCACTACTAGGTAAGGCAGAAAATGGTAGAGGTAAGAGATCATCTACACTGTCACCCTCCACAAATATATCGGCAGGGTCAACAACTTCAAAATAAACAACTTTCTTTTTCTTCGCCATACTATTAATCTAAAATTTATATTACCACATATAAGGAATTACACAATAGATGGCTGCAAAATTGTCAACCTTGGTCCAAACCCATAATTACCTCCCTTAAGTCATCGTCAAGGTAGAACACATTAGACCTATCCTTAAACCTCCGGAAATTAGTGCGGAGGTAACGTTTGAAAGACTTATACATTTCATTATCACCCCCAGCTTTAGAGATAACCCAGAATGACGGATTAAACTCTGACTTCATCTTTATATATGAATCCAGGGCCTTATCATTCTCCTTGTATACTACCTCAACCACACTAAAGTAATTGTCTAAGTTTCCATTCTCACAACCAAGCATCTCTATAAATACTATCATACCTTCTTGCTTACTAGTTTTAAACCATTCACTCTTTTACTACCTTCTTGAATTAAGCACTTTTTAGTATCAAAATAATTATTAAGATCTGTTGCCTTCGCATTTACCTTATAGCCTATCTCCTTGTAAATATCTTTCAGTCTGTCTTTAATGTAGACGTTAGTATGTGACTCACCTACATTAAACTCACTTAATATTCGGGCGCTTAAAATACTAGTATCAAAACTCATTACACTAAGTCTTCTATCAAGTTCAGATATCTTATACCACACCGCCTTACAAACATCAAGACCCAGGACATTTAAGTACACATCAAACTTCTTCTCCTCTATAAACTGTAAGATGGATGTATTACCAACCTTCCTACAATACTCACAAAGATACTTGAACTTGTACTGCCTATCTGTCAGTTTACTATACCCTCTAAAGAAATCCTCAAGTTCCTTTAAATCTTCCTCAGGCACATCTTGTAAGTCTATGCCGAGTATCTCCTTAACATGCTTCTTTATATCCATACTCCTATAATATAACATGCTAATTATTATATCCTCAGGCTTACCACTGAATACTTTAGAAATTTTATCCCAATTATATAAGATGATTGGTTTGTAAAGTTTAAGATAGAGCCTAACATTTTTCTTTGGTTTCTTTATCTTACTACAGAGACTTACTATATCACCTACAGAATTAAGGTTGTCTATGAGTTTATCGAGATTTTTATCCCTTATAAAAACTTCAGTCCTTCCATTGTATTTCTTATCTCTTAAGTAACTATGTATGATAGTCTCACAAGCCATATTGAACTTATCACCATCTAACTTCTTAATAACCTCAAAAGATGTATTATGAGTACTATAAGCCTCTAGCCTCTTGTTAAAATTATTAGAGAAACCTATCTTAATGACATCGAAAGAATCACCACCTATCTTCTCTCGAGCTAACATATTTATAAAGTATAACATTACTCTCCTTTCTTGTTTATTAATTTTAAACCGTGGACTCTTTTATTATTTTCTTTCAACAAACAATCCTTGATTTCATAATAATTGCCTAGATCATTAGCCTTTGCAGTAGCTTTATAGCCAATTCTCTTATAGATCTCAGATAACTTAGTCTTAATATAAGTGTTGGTATAAGACTCACCTACATTAAACTCTTTATCAATCTCCTCGAATATCTTATCATCCTCGAAACTGATAATATTTAATTTCTTGTCAAGTTCGGATGTTTTATACCATACTGACTTACACTTCTCTGGCCCTAAGATGGTAAGATATTCCTTAAACCTCTTCTCTACAATAGAATCAAGAATCACCGTAAAAATATCATTCCCAGCAAAATAGAAATCACATAAGTACTTCAGCTTTGCCTCTCTGCCAGGTGTCTCATTATATCCGCTAAAGAATTTATTAAGCAAGTCTTTCTCTTCTACAGTAAAATCCAACATATCTACTTTATAGTAATCTTTCATGAACTTAAAGATATCATTCATTCCAGAGTCGATGAAGTGATTTATTAGCCTTTCTAGATCTCCATTATAGGATTTTTCTATTAAACTCCAATTCTTAAGTAGAATACCCTTATACTTTTTCAGATAGTCAGCAAAACCCCTTCTCTTACCACTTATGTTTCTTTGTAATTTTAAGATATCTTCTCTAGTATTAATGCTATCGATAAGCTTCTCTACCTCTTCATCTAAAATAAACAATTCTTCCCTATTCTTGTATCTCTTACCGATAGAGTATAGGTAGTAATGTAGTGTTTTCTCACACCTCCTGTCAAAACCTTTATCAGATAAGACTTTCATTACTCTAAAATTAAAATTAGTGGAGTTATAATCCTTTAATCTCCTCTCAAAATTATCAGTGAATCCGATCTTAACTACGATAACTGGCTTATGTACACTGTCGCCAGAAAGTGTTTCTAAAAAGTAAACCATAACTTACTCCCCCTTTTTACTTATTATTCTTAAACCGTGAACTCTTTTAGAATCCACTATCAACATACAATCTTTTACATCGAAATAATTGCCCAGGTCATTAGCCTTCGGTGATGCCTTGTAACCAACTCTCTTATAGATCTCACCTAACTTTTTCTTAATATAAGCATTAGTATAAGACTGGCCTATCTCAAATTCCTTCTCGATCTCTTCAAATATTTTATCTACCTCAAAACTAATAACATTAAGCTTCTTGTCTAGGTCTGATATTTTATATCCCACTGACCTACATTTCTCCGGTCCTAAGATAGTAAGATACTCTTTAAACCCTTTTTCTGTTACTAGATCTACGATATTTCTAATACTATTTCCGGCAAAGTAGTATTCACATATAAACTGTAACTTCTTCTCCCTACCTTTTACCTGTTCATACTCCTTAAAGAAATCCTCAAGTACTCCCTTATCTTCTACTGTACTAATATTACCAAGCTCATTAAAGACAGTAAAGCGGTTTGCATAATCTACTTGTTGTATTTCATAAGCCCTCATTTCAGCCACCATTACTAGGTTATTGAAAACCGGTACAAGCTTTGTTTCTCCGTCAACTTTTATTTTATTAACGGCCACAAAATCAGTCTTGTAATTCGTACACTTAGCACCGACCTGATATTTAAATGACAAGTCCTTCTGCTCTTCACTATTACCTTTATCGAATACGGATAATAGATTCTCAGAACTTTTTATCTTTCTATCTAATCTTTTTTCAAATGAATCTGAGCTATCTGCAAACTTAATAGGCTTGAAGAATAAAGTTGCTTCATTTCTCCATGGATTCTCTCGTAATCTCTGTCTACCAAGTATCTGAGGTAAGTCTAAGGTAATATCAACAGCTAAGGTATCAATATTAGCATCACTCACTACATAAGACTTTGCGTTATCACTATAAAAGTCAGCGCCTAAGTAAACAGTTCTAGTGCAAAAGGTAAACATCTTCCTTGGTTCATCCCTCAAAGGAACTGTACCGATCTTATATTTAGCACCTAATCTTTTCTTTATCTTATTTGCGTTGTCCTGTGTATTAGCAACAAGTATATTCACTTGTTCTGGGGTTAATCCCGCTCTTTTGATAATACTTGTAATATTATTAACTGAGTTGACATAGAATACTGCTTCCTTTGACTCTACATTTTTAACATTACCGTCCTCTAGCTGCACGAACCTATGGTCAAACTTTTCATTCAGGTAAGACTTAATAATTGGACCTGCCTCCGTATAGACTGAAACAAGACCTTTAACTGTTAGCTTTGGTTTGTTAATACGTCCTGGATCTAACGTCTCCCAGTCTAACTCATAGTAAGGAAGATTTCTAAATTCCTCCAACATTTCGAGATACTTGTCAATCATAGGGGTAGCACTTACATAGCAAACCTTATTAATGCCTTGTAAGTTACTAACAAATTGAAGCTCTGTATCCGATTTAAACTTGCTATCAGTGAAAATACTTTGAAATTCGTCCACTACTACTCTATACTTTGAAAGCTCTCCTTGATGTAGTAAAATGTCTTTAACAATCCTGAAAGAGTCATAAGTAACAAGAATTTTCACTGGCTTATTCTTCCATCTACAAGCCTTAATATAAGTACTGATCTTGAAGATTAGCTCATTGAAAAAGTTATTCTTCTCCTCCATCTTCTTCTTTTCTTTTTCGGGATCGACTTTCTTGTAAGGATTTTCTTTATACTTTTCATCCTTTGTGAGGTCTTTATCAGTACCTGGATCACTGTCATATTCATTTACTACCAGAAAAACATCAT